CCCGAGCAGGTGAGCGTCATTCGCGAGCGCATCGGCGCGGTCTGCACGACCATGATCGTCGGCCGCTGCTTCGGGATGCTGGACGGCTGATCGGCATGTCCGACTTCTCCGCCGACTTCGCCGAGGCGTTCGCCGAAGCCGCCGACGAGGCGGGATTCCGCGTCGAGGCGAAGGTGCGGCCCACCGACTGCGCCGTGCGCTCGTACGCGCTCGACGTGGCATTCGAGCGCCCCGACGTGTTCACGAATGCGAACGCGCAGTCGTCGGACTGGGAGATCGAGTACGTCACCGAGGACGCGCCGCTGCTCGCCGAGGGCGATGAGGTCGAGATCGACGAGGTCGTGTACCGCGTGCGCCGCGCGCCCTACGTCCCGCCGGCCGGCGTGGGCGGGGTGGATGGAACGTTCAAGCGGGCGCTCCTGACGCGCGCCACGACGGACTGCGAATAGCACCATGAGCACGGTTCAGCGCCGCATCCTCGATGCGGTCGTGGACCGGCTGCGCGCCTCGCCGGCGATCGTGGCGAAGCCAACCGAACGCATCCGCATCGCGCACCGCACGCCGATCACGCGCGAGAACTCGCCGTCGATCCGCGTGGTCCCGATCGAGGACGACAACTCCGGCAGCGGGAAGGGCGAATGCATCGCCCGCCGGCTGCGCTTCTCGGTGCAGATCATCGGGCGCGACGACGGCGGAGTAGAGGCGCTCGACCAGGCCCTGATCGACGTGCTCGCGCGGCTCAAGCCGACGCGCGCCGACCCGATCCCGTACCCGACCGGCGTGCGCCTGAAGCCGCCCGGCCGCATCCGGTTCGACGAGGAGCTCGCCGACGAGGACGTCGCGGTCGCGGAAATCACGTTCGAGGCGACCTACGACGTCGCCGAGTGGTCGCTCGAAGCGTAGACGCGGGGGAATGATGGAAATGCGCACCGTCCGGCTCGTCCGGAGGCACACGCACGCCGGGCGGACATACGAGCCTGGCGCGCAGCTCTCGATCACCAAGAAGCTCGCCGACTGGCTCATCGCCCAGGGCGTCGCCAGCGGGCTCGGCGCGCCGCGACCGGCGGCCGAGCTGTCCGCCCCGGCGGTCGAGGAGACGGAGCTCGCCTCACCAGCCACACCGATCACGAAGGTTCCCATGCGCACCGGTGGGTGCTGCGGGGGTCGTTGGTAACCACCACGCGCGCGAGCGCATGAAAGGACGATCATGAAATTCCAGGGTCGCGGCCGGATCTACATCGCCGAGCGCAACAACGCCGGCATCCCCGGCATCTTCAAGTTCGTCGGGTGCGCCGACGCGTTCAACGTCGCGCTGTCGGTCGAGACGATCCAGCACTACTCGAAGTGCACGAGCGCGGACGCGCTGGACTACCAGGGCACGAAGACGCAGTCCGCCGAGGTGTCGATGACGCTGTCCGAGTGGGTGAAGGCGAACATCCTGCTCGCGCTCCGCGCGATCGAAGTGCCCGACGCCACGTCGGGCAGCGTGTCGAACGAGGCGTGCGGGACCGGCTTCGAGGCCGGCGACGTCTACCTGCTGGGCGCGATCAACGGCGTGCCGCGCACCAACGTCTCGGCCGTCTCGGTCGACGACGGCGGCGGCGCCCTCGTGCTCGACACGGACTACACCCTCAACGCGGACACCGGCGCGATCACGTTCCTCCTCGCGCCGACCGGCGCCGTCACGGCCGACTACACGTACGACGACCTGCCGTACGCGTCGATGTTCCGGGCCGGGCAGAAGGACTTCTGGCTGCGGTTCGACGGCGTCAACAAGGCCGACGGCGACGCGCCGGTGCTCGTGGACCTCTACAAGGTCCAGTTCAACCCGGCGCAGAACCTCGACCTGCTCTCCGATGAGCTCGCGCTCATGGAGCTCTCGGGCGCCGTGCTGGTCGACGCGAACAAGTCGGAGTCCTCCGACCTCGGCCAGTTCGGCCGCATGACGCTGCTCGACTGATCGCCCGGGGCGTGATCCCAGGCGTCTGCGACACCCCGGACCGGCCCGCGGCGCGCGCGTTCCTCGCGCTCGCGGGCCGCGCCTCCGGCTGCCCCTGCTGCTCCTTCTACCGGGGATTCGTCCTCGGCCTCCTCTGCGGCGCGGCCATCACGGCCGCGCTCATCGCCGCCACCTGACGATTGCCCCATGCCCCCTCCCCCGAAGGACCATGCTGTGACCGACGCCGACCTGGACGACGGACTCGCCGGCCTCATGCCGAAGGTCCGCACGATCACGTTCGGGTCAACGGTCGTGCACGTGCGCGAGCTGCCGATCAACGAGATCGCGCCCCTGGTCGAGCAGTTCCGCAGCGTGCTCGCGGCGATGAAGGTCGCCGACGCTGACGTGCTCGACTTCGTGCAGCGCCACCCGGCCGAGACGTCGAGCGTCGCCGCTGCGGTGACGGGCATCCCGGCCGGCACCTGGCGCAAGGCCGGCGCCGGAAAGCTGATCGCCGTCCTCACGGCTGCCGCCGAGGTCAACGCGGATTTTTTCGTCCAGTGCGTCGGGCTGGGGGCGATTCTCGGCGCGCTGGCGGGGGAAGCGCCTGGCGATGGGTCGACGCCGTCGGCTACCTCGTCCGCGCCGGGCACGCCGACCCCCTGAGCTACACGTCCCGCGCCTTCCACTCCTACCTCGAGGCCGCCATGCGAGAAGACCAACGCCGCCGCGCCGAGCGCCTGCTCGACGCGCGCATGGCGGCGCATGCGGACGCGAAGTCGTTCGACAAGCTGCTGCGCGCCCTCGATCGGGACTGAGCCATGGCCGAGCGCGAATCGTCGTTCCGGATAGCCTTCAACGGAGACGACAGCGACATCGCGGCGGTACTGGCGCGGCTGAAGGGCAAGGTCCAGAGCGCGACGACGGAGCTCGAGCGCACGACCGGGAAGGTCGAGCTCTTCAAAAACACGGAGGCGCAGGCGGCGGCGGCGGCCAAGAAGTTCGACGACCTGTCGGCGCGCGCGGCGGAGTTCCGGCAGCAGATCGCGCAGATCGAGGGCAGCGGCGGGAAGGTGGGGAAGGAGCTCACCGAGGCGCTCAAGCTGACCGAGAAGCAGATCGCCGCTACATCGAAGGAGTACAACCGCCAGGCCGACGCACTCAAGCGCCTCTCGGGCCAACTGGAGAAGGCGGGCGTCGACACCTCGAGGCTCGCGGCCGAAGAGAAGAGGCTCGCGGCCGAGATTGTCAAGGCGACGAAGGCGCAGGCCGAGCAACAGGCGCGCCTGACGCTTGGCGTCAAGTCGGCGAAGGATACCGCGGCCGAGATCGCGAAGCTCAACGCCGCGTACGCGACCCTGCGCAACAGCGGTGCGTCGGTGACCGAGCTCGCGCAGGCGCACCGCGCGCTCGTGCAGCGGACGAGCGAGCTGGCGCGGGAGCAGGGTGGGCTCGCGCAATCGTTCGCGACGGCCCGCGCCGGCGCCCTGGCGACAGCCGCGGCGATCGGTGGGGTGGTGGCAGCCGTGAATGCCGCCGTCGCTGCGGCGCGCGAGTACGAGATCGCGACGGCGCGCATCGGCACGGTGGCGAACCTCACCGAGGAGCAACTGGGCGAGCTCGGCCAGGGCGTGCGCGACTTGTCGCAGACGCTGGGCTTCGACCTGCAGGAAGGCCTCAAGGCGGTCTACGACCTGCTGCGCGCAGGCGTTCCCGCCGGCAACGTGCTCGAGGTCCTGGCAACCGCCGACGATGCGGCGAAGGCCGGCGTGGCCTCGCTCGGTGAGGCGGCGAAGCTCTCCGGCGTGCTGATCCGCGGCTTCGGGCTCGACGCGCAGGAGCTCAAGCCGACGCTCGATGCGCTCTTCGTGTCGATGCAGAACGGAGGGGCGACGTTCGGGGAGCTGGCGCAGGGCCTCGGGGAGCTCGCGCCCATCGCGAAGGCGACCGGAACGCCGATCGAGGAGGTCGCGGCAGCCATCCAGGTGATGACCAAGGCGGGCCTGGACGCGCCCGGCGCGATCGGCCAGCTCACCCAGATCATGACGCGGCTCTCGTCGGCCGACACGGTCAAAGGCCTCAAGGACCTCGGCATCGAGTCGCGCGGGCTCGTGGGCACGCTGCAGCAGATCTCGGAGCGTGGGCTCGGCCTCGACGAGATCCTGCAGCTCGGCGTCTCGTCGAAGCGCGCGGCCGCTGGCGTCGCGGCGCTCACCAACGACTCGACCGCGCTCGCCAGGGCGATGGAGCAGATCGGCGGGTCTGCCGGCGCGCTCGACAAGGCGTCCGACTCCCTGAATCGACTGAACGCCGAGGCGGTGGAGCGCCTGACCGCTTCCCTCAAGAACCTGGTCACGACTCTCGGCCAGATCGCTACGCCGTCGACCGCGACGATCAACTCGCTCGCGAATCTGGTGCAGGTCGTGGATCGACTCGCGCGCGCGGCGCGCGACGCGCAGGGGTCGACGAGCGGGATCGGACGGGCGACGGATCTGCTGTCGCGCACCGTCGGGCAGCTCACCAACCCACTGAGCCTCGTCCCCGTCGCGCTGCAGGCCGTCTCGGATGCGGCGACGAAGGTGACGAAGGACCTCTTCGACACCGGGCAGCAGGTCGCGGCGACGGCGCAGACGGTGGGCGATGCCGAGACCGCGATCGCGCAGGCCGCCGCGGCGCAGGCCGAGGCCTCGCGCGTGCGACTCGCCGCGCTGCGCGCCGAACTCTCGGCACTGATCCCCGAGCTCGAGTCGGCCGGCAAGGCGATCCAGTCCGCTTCGTCGGCGGCGATCCAGGCGATCAATCAGCAGGCGGCAACGCAGGCGGCAGGGCTCGACAAGCTGCGGCAGAGCGAGGCGGACAACGCGACGGCGCTCGTCGCGATCCAGAAGAAGGCGGCCGACGACCGGCTCGCGATCCTGCAGAAGGCGAGCGCCGAGGCGATCAAGGCGGCCGACGCGGAGGCGCTCGCGCGCACCAGCGCGGCGGGCCGGACCGCGGAAGAGGTCACGAAGGCCGAGGCGCAGGTCGCGAAGTCGAAGCAGGCCGCGCTGACCGGCATCGTCCAGCAGTACGAGGCGCACGTCGCGACGCTGATCGGGATCGAGACCTCGCACCTCAACAAGATCGCCGAGCTCAACAAGCAGCGCATCACCGTCAACGAGACGATCGAGGAGAGGATCCGCGAGCTGCGGCGGACGAACCTGTCGGACTACGACCAGTACTACGACAAGGTCCGGCAGATCGACGAGAACATCAGCAAGGCGCGCCGGGCTTTCGCCGAGGGCGACTTCAAGGCGGCCGAGGAGTACGCCAAGAAGGCGGTCGAGCTCACCGCTGGCATCGCGTCCAAGGTCGAGAAGAACGGCGAGACGATCGTCTCCCAGTTCCGCGCCCAGGAGACCGCAGTCTCGAAGCTCAAGCTCGCCCAGGAAGTGCTCAACGACGTCATCGACGAGCGCGTCAAGGCGGAGGAGGCCGGCGCGAAGGCGACGCAGCAGAACCTCGAGTCGTCGCGGGTGCAGCTCGAGAATCTGCGCAAGGAGCTCGACGCGGTCAACGCCATCATCGCCAAGGGCATCTCGATCACAATCGAGACCGACACGGCGTCGGTGACGAAGGCGAAGGCGGAGATCGACAGCCTGCAGGGGCGAGACACCTCGTCCACGCATACGGTCACCGTCAAGACGGTCGAGGCCAATGCGGCCGGCGGCATCGTGGGCGAGAAGCTCGCGGCGCTCACGCGCGCGTGGCCCACCGCCAGGCGCACGGTGCAGCACTTCGCGAACGGCGGCGGCGTCTTCCGGCGCCCGGGGTGGTCGAAGGTGCCCGGCGTCGGCAACGGCGACACCGTGCCGGCGGCGCTGCAGGCCGGATCGTTCGTCGTCAAGAAGGCGGCGAGCCGCTACTACGGCGACGGGATGATGCGCTCGCTCGCTGCGCGCGGCGTGCAGCGGTTCGCGCTCGGCGGGCCCGTCGGATCGCTGCCGGCCCTGGGCGGGAAGTCCGGACCGATCACGCTCGGCGCCGGCGGCAGCGGGCGCCAGGTGCCGGGGCTCGACTACCAGAAGATTCTGCGGCAGCTCACCACGATCGTCGAGGCGGCGCGCGGCCTGCCGCGGAGTTCGACCGGCCTGGACATCGGGCTGTGGGCGTCGGCGATCCTGAACAAGCTACCGTACCTGAAGGACGAGAAGGTCAAGATCGTCGCCGACATGCTCGAGGAGTCCTTCGAGGGATTCCTGAGCGGGATCCAGACGGCGCGCGACTGGCGCGTGCCTTCGGTGGTCAGTCAGCAATTGCTGGGCTACCTGTTCCTGCGGCGTGGCGGCCAGGCGCCGGAGCGCGGCACGGATACCGTTCCCGCGATGCTCACGCCGGGCGAGTTCGTCGTGAACAGGTCGCGCGTCGATCAGCTCGGCGCTGGCTTCCTGCACGCGGTCAACAGCATGCGCTTCTCGCGCGAATCGCTCGCCGCGATGCTGCGCGGTCCGGCGGCGCCGGAGAGGCCGCGCTACTACGCCGACGGCGGGCAGGTGACGGCGGGGGCCGGCGGTGGCGTGGCCGTCGCGCCGATGGCGAGCGGCGCCGCGGCGATCACGGTCAACCTCAACGCGTCGGCCGAGGACATCTTCTCGCAGGAAAACGTGCGCCGGTTCCTCGTGCCGGTGCTCCGCGACATCGACCGCCGATCCTCACGCTGATCCCATGACCTGCGCCCCCCAGCGGTTCCTCGCGAACGATCGCAACCTCGTGCTCGAGGCAACGCTCACCCCGTCGTCGGTCTATCCGGTCGAGGACCTGGTGATCGCGATCCCGACCGCCAGGGCGGGCTCCGCCGAGGCGCGGCTCACCGGATCGTTCGACGGCCCGGAAGAGGCGGAATACGAGATCGAGATCGTCGACACGACGGCGGCGGTCGCGCGCGTCTCCGCGCCGGTGTTCGCGGGAGCGGGCTCTGCGCGGCTCGTCGATCTCGCGGCGACCGGCGTGGCGGCGCAGGACATCATCGTCGAGCTCACCGACGCCGGGAAGCCGGCGACCTACGCGGCGGTGAGCCTCGAGGGCGTGTCGATCAAGGCGCGGGACGAGGGCGCGGCCGGGAACGACCTGCGCATCGAGATCGACCAGTCCAGCCTCGTCTTCGAGGAAACCGACTACGCGCTGCTCACCGATCTGCAGGCCGGCCAGGGCAGCCCGTCGGGCGGGCTCGAGGGCGCCGGATTCGACTGGGACACGGCGGTGCTCGGAGCGGACAACCTGATCCCGGCGACGGCGCACCGGATCGTGTTCGGCGAGGACCGCTCCACGATCTACCTGGCGTACAAGCGCTACGCCGACAATCGCTGGCTCTACCACTTCGTCCCCGAGATCAAGCGGGCGATCCCCAAGGGGGCGCCGGTGCTGTTCGTGACCGGCGGGCGCACCGTGACGATCTCCGATGGGGCCTCGCCCGACGAGACGTACACCGGCATTGCCACCGTCTACGACCTGCTCTCGCAAATCCGTTCCGCCTCCCAGCTCGTGACGGTCGACGGCGTCGTGGCGAACGACCGCAGCCCGACCGGGCAGGCCGCGCTCGAGCTGCTCGCGCGCACGGATGCGCACGTCGAGCCGTCGACCGGGACCGGATCGGAGTCCGCGAGGGAGTTCGATGCCGCCTTCGCCAACGCGAACGCGCGCACCGAGCTCGTGACCGCGCGCTGCTTCGCGGTGACCGGCAAGGATCACCCGCTCGCGCGCCTGGGCCTCGAGCGCTGGCAGGTGTCGTCCTCGCTCGGCGGGGTGATCGGCGAGGCGGTGACGGCTGAGCCATTCGTCGACCCGGACGCCCTGCGGTTCGGCTTCACGATTCCGCGCCGGCTGCCGCCTGGCTACGGCGTCCAGAAGGGGCGCTTCTCGTACGTGAGCGTCTCGTACGTCGGGCGCACCGGAGACATCGAGCCGCCGCCGGTGTGCCCGGTGGCGCTCACGCTCGGCACGGCGGCCGTCGACCAGACGATCACGCTCAAGTGGACGAAGCGCCCGAGCGGCGAATGCGCCTGCTCAGGCATGGCCGTGCCCCGCATCGGCGGGCCGTGCCTCGGGTCATTCTCGGAGGGAGGTGAGGACATGGGCTACTCGAGCGCCAATCGGGCGCGACTGGTCGGGCTCTACGAGTGGTATTGGGGCTTCGTCCGATCGAACACGACGATTTTCGACAACGGCGGCTCGCCCACCGGGCAACTGTCGGCGATCGAGGACTCGGCGATCCGGTTCCCGACCGGCGCGGCGAACGAGTCGCTCAAGACGGTCGTCGGCTGGTTCGAGCAGACGATCGCCTCCCTCGAGGAGCTGGAAGAGGGGGCCTCTCCGGACCTTCGCGGCGCCGGCGAAACCGAGTGGGATGCCGCGCTCCAGGAGCTGCAGGACGATCTCGACGCGCTCGCGACCGGGGACTCGCTGCTGTCGATCGCGAACGAACGCTACCGCGCGCGCCTCGATCTCGTCCTCATCACCGCCGGGATATCCCCCCTGGGAAAAACTGATGCCAGCACCCTGCAATCGGGCGACGGGTGCTGGCGAGATGAGGGGGACGCGTACTACTGGTCGGTCGATGGTTCGGTCAATGGCGGATACGCGCCCGCGTTCGCCAACTCCCCGTACTACTCGTCGCGTCGCGCCTCGGACGAGGGGCGCTACTTCGCGACGCACGAGTTCGGATTCCAGATCAACGTCGCCTGTCCCGAGCAGCTCGAGGAGGGCGACACCATCACGCTCGCGATCGGCGATGCCGGGTGGCCGTCGACCTACCAGGTGGGCGACGTGCTCACGCTGCCGGTCATCGCCGCCGCGCCGCTCTACCTCGCCGGCGGTCGGGACGACGACAGCGAGCAGACGTGGTCGGTCACGGGGTCTGTCGACGGCCCCTTCGCGCCGTGGCAGTTCACGCCCGGCGCATCGCCCACTGCCTACTCGGACGCCGGGCTCTCGTGGGACATCGAGCCAGGCGGGATCGACAACCAGAAGGGTGACCGCTTCGCGTTCGCGGTCGAGGGCGGTCACTTCCGCTGGCGGAAGGACGCCGGCGCCTGGTCCGCGTCTGCCGACATCCCGACATCCCCGGTGGCGCTCGACGCCGGCCTGTCCGTCGCGTTCGTGGCCGGCGCGGCGCCGTCGTTCGCGGCGGGCGACACCTACCAGTTCCGCGCGCTGCAGCCGTGGGCGGTGTCCAACGTCCAGACCCCGCGCCCAGAGCGCTGGCGCTGGGCCGACGAATCGGGCCCAGCGACGCTCGACGTGGATCTCGGCAGCGTGCAGGACCTCGACACGATCGCGATCGCGCTGCACACCATTCCGACCGGCACGACGATCACACTCGACGGTGGCGACGCCGCGCCGAACGAATGGACCGAGCCGGTCACCTGGCGCGCCGGCGTGATCGTGCAGACGCTATCGGTGGCGCGCACGGCGCGCTATCTGACGCTCACCATCGACGACGGCGCCGACGGTTCGATCGGCTGGCTGTGGGTCGGCGAGGCGCTGGCGACCTCACTCTCGGCGGACGTGCAGCTGCGCGGCGCGTTCAAGGTCGCGCGTGGCGGCGACGGCCCGCTCTACCAGGGCGGCGCGACGCTGGGCCGGACGCGCTCGGCAGTCGTCTCCTGGTCCGAGGGTGCGCTCTCGGAGGACGACGCGCAGGACCTGATCGCCCTGTTCGAGCACGTCAAGGGCAACGACGACGAGCCGATCGTGCTCGTCCCGCACTTCTCGCGGTCGGAGGACGCCGTGCTCGGCCGGATCATCGAGGACGAGCTCGAGTTCACCGAGGTCTCCGGGCAGAACCGGAACACCACTTCGAGCCGGCGCTACGCGACGCAGTTCACGGTCGCCGGCGTCTGGCAGCGCTGACCGATTTCAGGGGGACGACATGGCAATCGGCGACGATTTCGAGATCCAGAACGACAAGGACATCCGCTACATCGCCGCGACGATGACGGTGTCCGTCAGCGCGGCCTGATCCACGATGCGGCTCTCGATTTCCATCGGGTCGGCGCAGGTCGAGTTCGACGCGGCCGGGTCGACGGGTGCCTTCCCCTGGCTCACCTCGGTTGGTGGGCTGCGCATGGTCGCGCGGGCGGGCCGCGCCGGCGCCTCGGAGACGGCCGCAATCGCCTGCACGCTGGACAACGCCGGTCAACAGGCGGCGCGCATCCTGGACGTGCCGCTGCGGCGGCAGGCGATCGTCTACGACGACGCCGGAGACCTGTTCTTCCGCGGCACGGTCCAGCGCATGCGCGTGGGTCGCACCATCGAGCTCACGATCGAGTCTGGCGGCGCCGGGCTCCTGCTCACCGAGGATCTGCCGCTGCGGACCACACGCGACATCGGCGACTTCGCCGAGGACCGCGCCCAGCCGCTGCGATTCGGCGACCTCACCGGACGGCGCTTCCGCCTGGTCCGGCTCTCGCCCACCGAGTACCTGGCGGCGGCGCACCCGATGGAGATCGCCCGGGTGTTCGTCGACGCCGAGCATACCGATGCCTGGGAGGCAGCTCTCGGGTCCGATGACGATGGCAACGTGTGGCAGCTCGTGCGCTTCGCCGCCCCGATCGGCGACGACCAGGCGGTGAGCGCGACCGGCCGCGGGATGCGCGACCCGGATACGGGCGAGCTGATCGAGAACCCGGCCGACCTGATCGAGTACGTGCTCTCGCTCGCCGGGATCGATGCGCTGCTGCCGGAGCTGCGGGCGCAGTGCGCGCAGGAAGGCATCCGGCTCGCCGGGTCGATCACGCAGGCGCGCTCGGTGCTCGAGCTGGTCGACGAGATCGCCTACTCGGCCGGCGCGCTCTGGACCACCGAGGCAGCGCGGCTCTACCCGGCGCCGGTTGGCGCCAGCGGGCCGGTGCACGAGCTCGACGCCCATGTGGCGGGTGGACTCGAGGACCCGTACATGGATCTCGAAGACACGGCCGACGTGCTGCGGGTCGGGTACGATCACTCGGACGCGGCGGGTCGGTCGCAGCACCACATCGAACTCGCCGCCTCCCCGGCGCTCTACGGCGGGACGGTGGCCGAGATCGAGCTGCCGTGGGTGTACCTGCCGGCCAATGCCGAGACGATCGGTGCGCGGCTCCTGCGGCGCATGGCGGCGCGGCGCTACCGGGTCGAGTTTGACGTCGACCGGCACGACCTGCGGCCGACCGACCAGGTGCTGCTCACCGACAATCCCGGTTGGCTCGTGCCGGGCGGCGACCCGACGGTGATGGTGCTCGAGGTCGACGTCGAGGCGGACGCTGGGGCGACGCGGATCGCGGGCGAGGCGCTGATGTCGACGCCGACGGTCGAGGTCGTGGCGCACAGCGTGGCGCTGCCCGACACGTCGGAGGGCGGGCTCGACGTGGCGTTCCGCAACGGCGTCGCGACGTTCACGGTGCGCGACGACGACGGTCGGCCGCTCGCCGCCGCCCGGGTGACGCTCGACGGCAGCGCACCTCGCACGACGGACGACCGTGGCCAGGTGAGCTTCGCCACGACGCAGGGACCGCACGAGCTGTTGGTCGAGGTGCCCGGCTACGCGACGCAGCGCATCGAGTTCGAGCTCTGAGCCGTGGGGCACATCAAGCTCGACCTCGTCCCGCAGGACGAGATGCCGCGCGACGTGAAGCTCGGTGTGCGGATGCAGCGGGAGTCCGAGTCGGACGCTCGCGGGAGGCGCACGTTCGGGCCGCCATGCGTCGCGTCGTGGTCGTCGTGGCAGGTGCAGGCGATCCCGGACCCGATCGTGTTGGGCGCCCTGTTTACCTACTACGTGTGGCCGGCGTCCGACTCGGTGCTGTGCGACGGCGACTGCCTGGAGTGGGCGGCGCAGTGGTCCGGGTGTCCGGGCGCAGACCCGAGCTACACGCTCACCGCGGGAGAGGATTGCGTTGGCGCGATCGTAGAAATCGACGACACGGAGGGCGCGGTGAGTGGATGCACGCTCACGCTCACGGCGACGCTCAACGGGTCGGCGTTCGGCGATCCCGTCGTGCTTGGACCGTTCGGTGAGGTGCCGGCAGGGTGGCTTTATTCGACCGAGGACGAGGCATACGTCGACGAGGAATTCATCCTGCTCAACTATCCGTGCGACGGATTGTGGGGTGGGAGCTCGATAATCCTCACAACGCCAGACGTTGGTGGATACAACATCGGCGACTTTGCCTGGAACGCGTCGCAGACGGGCGCGGGATTCGACCTCACCGAGGACACAGACGGTTTCGGCAGACCGCGCATCACGATCACGCAGAACGGGTCGGCCACCCCGGAGGATATGTGCACGGCGAACGAAACGGTGACGATTGCGCCGACGTACCTCGGCGATCCGGCCGGCGGGCCGCACACAGTGTCGCCATGACTGGCGGCGCGTATCTCTGTCCAACCACCTGGAGGCGTGACCATGCAAGACGGCGATGGCTGGGGGGCGCGCAAGCCGGACCCCTGGAAGCTCAAACGCGAGGTCTCCACCGGGGACATCTTGATCGCGGTGTCGATGCTGCTCGGGATGTTCTTGTGGGGGCAGCGGATCGAGACGCGGCTCGCGGTCGTCGAGGAATCGCAGAAGGTGCAGCAACGCATCGACGCCGCGCAGGACGCCCTCGTGCGCGACTCGGTCGCCCGCATCGAGACCGCGATGCGGGACATTCAGCAGTACATCCTGCGCGGGGGCAGCGTGGGCCCGAAGTGATCGCGCGAGCTGACCGATGACCATGGACGCCACCCGCCTCGCGGTAGCTCTCTCGCACGCGAACGTCGGCGCGTTCCTGCGCGTGCTGCGCGAGGGCGAGAGCAACCAGACCGATGACGCCTACACGCTCATCAACGGGGGCGCGCACTTCGCGTCGTTCGCGGCCCACCCGTTCGGCGAGCTGCCGACCACGCGCGGCGGGCGGGCATCGGGCGCCCACCAGTTCCTGCCGACGACCTGGGCGGACCTGCGCCGTCGTTACCCGTGGGCGCTGCCCGACTTCTCGCCACGCTCGCAGGACGCAGGGGCGGTGCTCCTGATCCACGACCGCGGCGCGCTCGACGACGTGATGGCCGGGCGCATCGAGACGGCGATCACCAAGCTGCGCCCGACCTGGACGAGCCTGCCAGGGGCGAGCGAGAACTCCGGGCGCTACACGATGGCCCGCGCGCTCGACGTCTACCGTCGCCACGGCGGGCGTCTCGCCGCGGGAGAGTCCGACACGCAACCCGCTGCTCCGATCGAGGACCGCAGCGTGCCGTACCAACCGATTGAGGAGGAGACGATGGCACCAGTCCTGATGTTCCTGCCCGCGATTCTCGAAATGATCCCAGCGCTCATGGGCCTGTTCGGCAAGGGCGAGAAGGGCGAGCGCAACACGAAGGCCGCGCAGATCGTGGTCGACACCTTCACCAAGGCGGTCCCGGGCGCGGTCAACGCGCAGCAGGCGGTCGAGATGGCGCAGGCCGATCCGGCCGTGCGAGCCGCCGCCGCGGCTGCCGTGATCTCGCACCCGGTCCTCGAATCGATGCTCGCGATCGGGCCCACCGGCATCAAGGAGGCGCGCGAGGCGAATACCACGCTTATCGCTTCGGCCGATAAGTGGTGGAAGCTGGTGCTGAACCCGGTGCTCCTGGTAACGATGATGGTGCTGCCCCTGGTCTACATCATCGTGGTCAAGCTGGTCGAGCACATGAGCAAGGTGTCGTCCGACGTGATCGCCCAGACGATCGGGACCGTCATCGGCCTCGTGTTGGGCGGGATCATGGGCTTCTGGATGGGCCAGACCTACCAGCAGAACAACCGCCGCTCGAACGATCAGCAGAGCGGAATCAACGCGCTCACGCGCCAGGAGAATTGAACATGCAACTCGAAAACGACCCGAACCCGTCGGCCCTCGCCGGCGATGCGATCGCTCCGTACCTCAACGAGGCCGGGACGCACTTCGCCAAGGACTTCTGGATGCACAACCGCATGGGCGCGCAAGCCGGCGCGAGCACCCGAGACTACGTGCAGGCGCTCGTGATCCTCGGGCGCGGCGGCTTCTTCAGCTACGACGGCGACGATGCGGACGACGTCGGTGACGGCAACGGCCGCACGATCCACAACTACGTGATGGGCCCGGACGATCCAGCCAAGCTGTGGAACGAGACGATGACGAGCCCCGGGACCCTTGGCTGGAATCCGCTGGGCGCGATCTACCGGTACATCGGCGGGGCGCGCGACGTCGGCATCAACATGGCCGCCTGGGAGCAGGCCGGCTGCCCGAAGCGCAACGCCTACGGCGACTGGGCCGATGGTGGCAAGCCGGCGGACGTCGTCGCGTGGGGGCGGCTGTCGATCCCAGAGCGCGCGAACGCGGGCTGGCCGTGGCCGAGCGGCGGGCGCCGTCGTCGTCGCTGATCCCGCTTCACGATGTCCGCACCTCCCGGCCTGGTTCGCCCGGGCTGGGAGGTCGTCGTCTGCTGCGCGAGCGGCCCGAGCTTCAGCGAGCAGCAAGCGGCCGTCGTCGCGGTGGCGCGCGCGAATGACCGATGCAAGGTCATCGTCGCGAACGATAACTGGAAGCGTGTCCAGGCCGCCGACGTGCTCTACGCGTGCGATGGGCGGTGGTGGGGCGCGCACTTCGCCGACATCGCGCTCTCCGGATTCGGCGGCGAGCTCTGGACGCAGGACGCGCCCGCGGCGAAGCGCTTCGGGCTGAAGCTCATCCGGCACGTGCGCCGCCCTGGGCTCACGAAGACGGCGAACACCGTGCACGGTGGCGGCAACAGCGGTTACCAGGCGATCAACCTCGCGTACCTGTTCGGCGCGCGCCGGATCATCCTGGTCGGCTACGACATGCAGCCGACCGGCGGGACGCTGCACTGGTTCGGACGGCACGCCCACAAGGAGCTTGACCGCAATCTGCCCTTCTCGCACTGGATCGGCCAGTTCGGCGACCTCGCGCGCGACCTGAGGGCCGAAGGCATCGACGTGGTCAACGCGACCACGGAGACGGCGCTGCGGTGTTTCCGGCGCGAGCCGCTCGATCGCGCTCTCTACGCTGCCAGCGCGTGAAGCCTGCGGTCGTCGTCCAGGGCATGAAGGGCCTTGGCGACAACATCTACGAGCGGGCGTTCGTCAAGGCGCTCGCGCGCGATAGCGGTCACAGCGTCTACATCGAGACGCCGTGGCCGGAGATCTTCGACGACCTGCCGGTGCGCTTCCTGTACGCCGGCACGAACCTGCGCACCCAGGCGGCGAACCTGGCGAAGCAGGGCGCCGAGCGCTGGTCGACACGGCCGGCGCGGTTCGCCCGCACGATCCGCGTGTCGTACGGGGCGTCGTGTCTGCGCAACGGGTCGATCGTGCAGGCGATGGAGTCGTGCTTCCGTGTCGCGCCCGAGGGGTGGGATCTGCCGGCGTTCCCGCCGTTCGTGCGCGATCGGCCGGTTGCCCTGGTGCGACCGGTCACCGAGCGCACCGAGTGGCACAACTCGGCGCGTAACCCGCTGCCGGCGTACGTCGCCCAGGTCGCCGCCGAACTGATGCGGGACTACCACGTGGTCAGCGTCGCCGACGTCGCGGGCGGTGCCGAGTGGCTCGTGGGTGAGCCACCGCCAGCGCACGAGCGGTTCCACGCCGGCGAGCTGCCGGTGCGCGAGCTGCTGGGCCTTGTCCGGTCGGCCGCGGTGGTGGTGGGCGGCGTCGGCTGGATCGTGCCGGCGGCAATCGCGGCCAGGACACCGGCCTTCGTGATCCATGGCGGACACGGGGGCCACAACGCGCGCGAGCGCATCACTGACGCACGGATGGACCTGTCCCATGTCGTATTCGCTGAGCCCGACCACTTCTGCCGGTGCGATCAGATGCGGCACGCGTGTGCGAAGACCAATTCTCACCTTACCGAGCAGTGGGCGGCTTTTCGGTGGGAACGCGGCCTGTAGGGCGCTCGCGGCGCGCTCGCTCGTCTGGGTTGCCGACCCCGGCTTCGGCTACCTGCAGCTCGCGGGCGCGCAGCCCTACGACGAGAGCTACTTCGCGAAGTACGAGGGCTACGCCGAGACGGAGATCGGGCGTCGCCTGAACGCTGCGCGCCTGGCGCTCGTCGCGCGCCACTGGGACGGACCGCTCGTCGACGTGGGCATCGGCTGCGGCCAGTTCGTCGCCTCGCGCCCGCTGGCGCTGGGGTACGACGTGAACCCAGCCGGCATCGCCTGGCTCAACGGGCGCGACCTGTGGTGCGACCCCTACGCGCAGGAGGTGCGCGCGGCCTGCTTCTGGGACTCGCTCGAGCACATCGCCGACCCGGCGCCGCTGCTCGCGAACATCCGGGACATCGCCTTCGTTGCCCTGCCGATCTTCCGCGACATGCCCCACGCGCTCGGGTCGAAGCACTTCCGCCCCGACGAGCACGCCTGGTATTTCACGGAGCGCGGCTTCGTCGCGTTTATGGACGCGCACGGATTCCGGCTCGTCGAGGTCACCGACGACGAGACGCGGATCGGGCGCGAGGACATCCTGTCGTTCGTCTTCCGGAGGGACCGATGACCGCCGAGATTCCCGCCCAGATCCAACCATCCGGCCACGAGTCGATCCTCGAGGAAGCCGCGCGCCTGGTCTACGGCGACCGCGAGCACGACTACGGGCACCCGATGGACGACTTCACGCGCACCGCCGGGATGATCTCGGCGATGCTCGCGCACAAGCTCCGCTCCCCGCTCACGCCGGAGGAGTTCGGTCTCATCATGGTCTGCGTCAAGGTCTCGCGCGAGATCAACCGGCCCAAGCGGGACAACCGCGTCGACGGCGCCGGCTACTTCGCGACGGTCGACCGCGTGGTCGAGGAACGCGCGAGGCGCGAGCGGGCAATGCGCCGCGCCGGGATGATCGTGCCGTGACCGCGATCACGCCCGAGGAAGCGGAGACGTTCCTACAGTCGTCGGTCACGATCATTTCGCAAATCGAGGAGCGAGAACGCAAGCCGGGCAGCGCGATCCCGCGCGACCTGATGAACTGCGGGGAGGCCATCACGCTGCTCTCCGCGCTCGTGGCGCTGATCGCGATCGCGCATCCTCGGCTGGTCGAGGACAGCGAGATCGTCGCCGATCTGGCCGCGATCAACATCCGGGGGATGAACTGATGCCGACGCCCAGGCTGTCCGATGAGGTGGTGCAGGAGGCCCTCGATCTGCTGACCGAGCACGGCTCACCGGTCGCGGCTTCGGCGGCGAGCGGGATCCACCGGCAGACGCTGGTGAGTCGCGTGCAGCTCGCGCTCGCACGCGGCCTGGTCCCGAGAGTCGAGGCGCGCGCCTACTCCGCGGCGGACCTCGTGCACGCCAATTCGGCGGCATCGCGCGTTCCGCCGACGCCGTACGTGCCGCCGCGCCCGCTTCCGCCGGCCTCGCTCTCGCGCGGCGTCGAGGTGCCGCTGCTTCCGCAGGAGCTGCGCCCGGTCGAGCAGCTGCTCGACGAGCGGGAGCGCAAGTTCGCCCAGCACAAGGCGGCGAAGGAGGCGCGGAAGCTGATCCGGATCCCGGTCAAGATCGACGGGCCGATCGCCATCGCGCACTTCGGCGACCCGCACATCGACGACGACGGATGCGATATATCGCTGCTGCGAAAGGACGTCGACGTCGTCAAGCGCACGCGCGGCATGTACGCCATGAACTGCGGCGACACCTCGAACAACTGGGTGGGGCGCCTCGCGCGCCTGTGGGAGCAGCAGTCGACCTCCGGCCCGGAGGCGTGGCAGCTCGTCGAGTGGTTCCTGCGCGAGATCGACTGGCTCGTGATCCTGGGCGGGAACCACGGCGCATGGTCCGGGACCGGAGACCCGGTCCGCTGGATCATCGATCACGGCCAGACCATCTTCGACAACTACGGCGCGCGCGTCGCCCTCATGTTCCCGAACGGGCGCGAGGTGCGGATCAACGCGCGCCACGACTTCCGCGGCCACAGCATGTGGAACCCGGCGCACGGCCCGATGAAGGCCGCGAAGATGGGCTGGCGCGACCACATCCTCACGTGCGGGCATACCCACGTGAGCGGGATCGCGCTGGAGAAGGACCCGTCAACCGGCCTCATCAGCCACATCTACCGGGTCGCGTCGTACAAGACGTACGACCGCTACGCCCACGAGGAGGGGCTGCCCGACCAGAACGTGTTCTGCAACGTCGTCACGATCATCGACCCATCGCGCGCCGACAACGACCCGAACCTGGTGCGGGCGTTCTACAACGACGTCGAGCACGCCGCCGACTACCTCACGTGGATCCGCGAGCGCGGGCCCCGCGTCGCGACCTGACAAGCGCCGGCGGCGCGCATCGCCGCCATCCCCTGGAGGTCTCGCCATGCGCCTCGCGGTCCTGGTGTCGATGCTGCTCGCCTGCGTCACCCTGCTCGTCGCCGAGCGCGTGTGGTCCTGGTCGGAGGAGACGCGCAGCGGGAAGGCGGTGCTCGTGCTCACGATGGACGAGGTCGCGCGGATCGAGGCGCACCTGGTCGCGCTGCAGGAGGCCGTCACCGAGCGCCAGGCGATGCTCGAGGCGCAGCAGCGGGAGCTCGCGCGGCTTCGCGCGCAGAAGGACTGCTCCTGACGGAGGCCGCGCCGTGCCATTCCTGCGCATCTACCTGCAGCCCGATCCCGAGCTCCTGCGGCAGCTCGACCGGATCGAGACCTACATCGCCGCGCTTCTCGGAAGGGTGAACGCCATGTCGGAGCAACTGGACAGCCTCGCGCGCGAGGTGCAGGAGATGGGCGACGTCGTCGACTCGGCGATCGTGCTGATCGGCGGTCTCGCGGCGCAGATCCGCGATCTCAAGACCGACCCGGAGGCGCTCGAAGCGCTGGCGGCCGAGCTCGACGCCAAGGCGGGCCAGCTCGCCGCGGCCGTCACGGCGAACACGCCGAGCGAAGATCCGCCGCTGCCCGAGGCGTGATCCGCCTCGCGGCCGCTGTAGCGCTCGCGCTGCTGCGGCCCGGTGTCGCGCTCGCGTGGGTCGGGACTTTCCCGGTCTGCGTGAGCGCGCCCCAGTACGCGCGCGTCGAGGTGGTGGCCGGCTTCGGCCCGATCGACTGCGTGGTGGCCGCGGCCCGCCTGGGCGATCTACGGCCGGCGGCCCTGCTGCTCGTCGGCGCCGTCATGCCGGTGTGCGCGGCGACGGGGCACGAGCGGGCGACGCTCTACCTCGACCCGGCGGCGACCGATGACGCGGTGCTGGGGCACGAGCTGCGGCACGCCTTCCCGCCACCGCACTCGCACCCCTACCTGCTGCCGTGGATATCCAGCCCCTGCGACTGGCAGCGCTGATCGGCGTGGCGGTGCTGGCTGGTTGCGCGATGGCGCCCCCGGTGGTTGTGCGTTTGACCTGGATCAAGGTTCACGGCTCGCCCGGCGAGGTCCAGCGCAACGGGACGGACTGCGTGATCGTCACCGACGACCAGGCGGTGGGCTACGCCGAATTCGGGGCGCTGTTCAGGCGGTGCCTGGGAGAGTAGGGCCGCCGCGCACACGCCGCCATCACGCCGCGTCGACGGCAAGCCATTGTTTCACATGAAACGTCGGCGTCCTCTTCTGGGCACCACGACGGTTTTTCCTACGGGACCACGGTTCGCCGTTTGGTCCCGTTTTCATTCTCGCCGCGCGCCAAACGACATACACGACTCACCACTATTCACCGCATAATCCCGTTCCGGCGCACGCCCGGTGCACGCCAAGCGGGAGGGGGTAGTGGCGACGTTCAGGAAGCGCGGGGCGAAGTGGCGTGCGGAAGTCTACCTCGCCGGGGTGCGCGAGTCGGCCACACGCGCCACGAAGGCCGAGGCGGCCGCCTGGGCGCGCGAGCGCGAGGCGGACATACTCGCGCACCGCCAAGGCCGGATCGTCGCCCGTAGCGTGCGGCAGGCCCTCTCCCGGTACGCTCTCGAGGTGTCGCCGGCGCACCGCGGCGCGCGATGGGAGCAGATCCGGCTCGCCAAGCTTGCGCGCTCGCTCCCGTTCATCGACCGGCTGCTCGCCGAGGTCCGGACGGCCGACGTAGCGGCATGGCGGGATTCGGCGATCGCCGGAGGGCTGGCTCCTGCGACCGTCCGGCGCGAGCTCGTGCTGCTGCGCGGCGTGCTCGAGGCCGCGCGCAGGGAATGGGGCTGGCTGCGCGAGAACCCCATGTCCGGCCTGCGCTGGCCCGCGGCGGGCCGCCCGCGCGACCGGCGGATCAGCGACGACGAACTCGACCAGCTGCTGCTCGCGCTCGGCTACGACCGGGGGACCGCGCCGACGCGCGCCTCGCATCGGGTTGCGATCGCGCTGCTGCTCGCGCTCGAAACGGCCATGCGCGCCGGGGAGCTATGCGGGCTCACGCCGGCCGACGTAGACCGGGCGGGCCGGGCGGCGACGTTGGCCGCCACCAAGAACGGCGACCGGCGGCGGGTGCCGCTGTCGCGCGCGGCGCTCGACCTGGTGGACCTGCTGCCGGCGGGAGCGACGCTGCTCGGGCTGTCGCCGCAGGCGCTCGACGTGGCGTTCCGGCGGGCGCGCGATCGGACGGGGATCGTCGATCTGCACTGGCACGACTCGCGGCATGAGGCGATCACGCGGCTTGCGCAGCGGCTGCCGCTGCTCGACCTCGCCCGGATGATCGGACACCGGGATCTGCGCTCGCTGCAGATCTACTACAACCCCACGCCGGCAGAGATCGCGGCGCGGCTCGACGGCTAGAACACCATTCCGGTTTGTGCGATGCGGGCGCGTATCATCGCGTGATACGCGGGGTTGAGCTCGCAGCCGACCCACCTCCGGCCGAGTGCTTGCGCGACCTGCGCGACCGTGCCCGAGCCCATGAACGGGTCAAGGACAACGTCGCCCGACTCGCTTCCGGCGAGGATGCACGGCTCGACGAGCGCCGCCGGGAACGTAGCGAAGTGTGCTTCGTGGAATGGTTCGGATGGGATAGTCCACACCGAGCGACGATTACGAAATCCAACCAGGTGCCCGAGCGCTGCGTCAATGCTGGCGTTATTCTTAATGCCACACCCTGCGGGGGCGACTTTTCCGCCCTTTTCGCGTCCGAGGGAATGAAAGCTACCATGCCCGCCGCGACCAGTTCGCGTGTCCCATCCGTCCGGCGTCTTGTAGCTGCTTTTCCTGGCGTGAGCGCCGCCCGTTACATTTTCCCTCATAGCTTCCGCGTTCCAGTAGTACCGCCCGCGCTTCGACAGCAGGAACAGGTACTCGTGCGCCTTTGTCGGCCGGTCGGTGACCGACTCGGGCATCGGGTTCGGTTTGTGCCAGATAATGTCAGAGCGCAACCACCAACCGTCAGCTTGCAACGCGAGCGCGACGCGCCACGGCACCCCGATCAAGTCCTTCGGCTTCAAGCCTGGCAGCGGCATACGGTTCGGCGGCGTCATCTTGCCGCGCATCTTCCACGACTCGCCCTGCTTGCCGCCGCCGGGGCACTCGCCGACGACGCCGCCGCCGGTCGCGTAACTGTCGCCCAGGTTTAGCCAGCACGTTCCGTCGTCCGCGAGCGCATCGCGCACCAGGCGAAAGACGGCGACCATGTTGGCGACGTACTCGTCGGGCGTCGGCTCAAGGCCGATCTGCCCCGCGACCCCGTAGTCGCGCAGGCCCCAATAAGGCGGCGAAGTCACGCAAGTGCGCGGGCGAATCCCTGCGGCGGTGATCGCGCGCAGGCCGTCGCGCACATCGCCGAGATAGCAGGAGTCGATCAAGCCGCCTCCCGCTGCCGCCGCATCCACGCATCGACCTCGGCCGCGTTCCATCGCGGATGCCCGGTGCCGCCGGGCCGCGCCGGGCGGGGGAAGTCGGGCCGCAGCGCGATGCGCTCGCGGACGACGCGGCCGGATAGCGAGAGCATCCGCCCGACCGCATCGGCGTCGAGCCACATGGCGGCGAGCGGCAGCGCGGTCATGCGGCGGGCGGCTCGTCGGACGCGGCGCGCTCGGCCTCTCGATCTATGCGCTCGATCTCCGCGATGAGCAGCGCGGCGGCGCGGACGAGGTTGCGGCGACGGTCCTTCGGTTTCCACCAACCCGCCGCAAAAGGCCAAGGTTCGGGGACCGAATCGTAAGCGTCCGCGATGATGTAACAGACGGCCGCGATCGGTAGTTCCTCGAATTCGAGCGCGTCGTCCTGTTCGGTTGTCCATCCTTCGACGTCTATCTGCCGCGCCCGCTCGTTCATCACATCTTGCATTGCGGTGCTCATCCTGCGGTTCCTTTCTACTCGACGGACGCGTCGCGATCCGTTTCAGCGAGGATGGCGCGGGCGCGGTTCTGCGCCCACTCACGGAACTGGTCGCGCATATCGGCGCCCCACTCACTCGGCTTCGCGTCGCGGATGATGCGCAGCTCATTCCGTAGCCGCTCTGCGTACACCCGCGCGTCGCTCGCCTGCTCGATCAGCACGGCCCGCACGGTGGCGATCAGCAGCGCGCGAAGGTTGTCAGGTAATTCCTCCCACGGTCGCGGCACGGTGCGCGTGGCGTAGCCGAACATCGGCGCCAGAGCCTCGCAAGCGTTGTGGAGGCGTCGCGCGGTTTCCTCTGGCGTCCACGGCAGCGCATGGCGGTTCATGACGCCACCGCCGCGATCCAAAGGCGCACGAGCGCGGGAAACGCGAACACCAAACCGACGGCAAGCGCCGTCTTGGGGCGGGGTGGGTCCAGAAGTACGCCGAAAAGTAGCGCGCCAAACGCGCCGATGCCGAGCAGCAGTACCGATGCGCCGTCCCCGCTCATTCCTCCCCCTCCCCGAACACCTTCGCCTCGATCTTGACGAGGATCGCCTCCTGCTTCGGCGACACCATCGACCGCAGCGCGACCGACCGCAGAAATTGCCGCTCCCAGTCGGTGACGTCGTACTGCGCGGCGACGCCGCTGATCTCGGCCTCGATCCGGGCAACGCGGTCGGCGACGCTCATGCCATGCCCCCGAGAATCGGCTCGCTCTCCGCCGCCCGCTTGAGCGTCGCGAGCACCGCGCGCATCCGGTCGAGCTCGCGGTCGGCGAGCTGCTGCGTCATCTTCTTGTCCTCCACCCGGCGCGGGTACACGCGCAGCCGGTATCCGATCTCGCGCTCGATGCACGCGATCTGATCGGCGAGCGGCACAAGGTGAACGGCAGGGGTAGTCATCAGCGAAGCCTCCTGATCTTGGCGATGTCGTGACGCTTGATCCACTGCGCCGCGAGGTTCGCCACCGGGCCGGCGGCGATCCACGCGAGCATTTCGCTCCATCCCGCGCCGGGCAGGAGCTTGAACGTCGCGATCTGCGCGACACCGATGCCGAGTGACGTGATCGCGCCGAGCAACACTCTCCCGTGATTGTTGTTTACCGACTGCACGACGAGTAGCGTCACACAGACGAACTGCGACGCGAATAGCACGAGCTCGTTCACGCGTTCACCACGACGTAGAGCCGACCGGTCGCGTCGCGGTACGTCTGCGCGCCGCGCGGCAGCGTGATCCGCGCAATGCCGGCCCGCGCGAGCGCGGCCACGAGCGGACGCACGCGGAAGACGACCGGCTCGGGCCGGCGGTACGGCTGACGCTTCGCTCGTAGCGCCATCAGTCCTCGCTGTCCGCGTCGTCGTCGACCTCCGCTGCACCCTCGGGCGCGAGCAGTGACACGTCGACCGTCTCCTGGATCAGCGTCGAGAGCTTCCCGGCCTGCGCCTCCGTCGGGTGGAACTGCAGCCGCCAGGTCACGATCACGGTCCCGCCCTCCTGGGGCGCGAAGCGGATCTTGTTGAACTCGCACCCACCGATGCGCAGCTCGCCGCCGGCCTGCGAAATACCCAAGTCGTGGATCGTGAGCTCGTATCCGGCGTAGCGCGGCACCCAGTCGAACTGTTGCGCGATCCGCGGCTGCCGCAGATTCGGTGCGTCGTGCGCCTGGTCGGCCAGGTCATTGCCCGCGTCGGCGTCCTTCCCGAACAGCCAGCCGCGCAGCGACGGGTCGAATGCGTCGAGCGCCGAGGCTTCGAGGTTCGCCTGCAGCTTGATGTCCGCGGCCGGCTGCGTGTCCTCGCCGTGCTTCTCGGCACGCAGGTTCACCGACACGAGCTTCGCTGCCTTGCGGTGGATCTTGAACATCTTCGACGGGCGGCGTGCGGCGCCCATCACGAGCAGCGTCTCGTGGGTCACGTCGGGCGGATCGGCGCGACCAGCGCCCGCGTCCTTCGCGTGCTCGATCGTCGCGTCGCGGATCTTCTCCATCAGCCGCAGGTGCCCGGCCGGGTCCGGGTGACCGGCGGCCAGGCGCGCAGCCTCGTCGTAGTCGCCGCGCAGAATCGCGTCGGTGACCGCCGTCTCGACGGCCTTGCCCTGGTCGCTGCGCTTCGCCATGTCAGCTCTCCCCCATCAGCGTGCGTTCGCGGTGCTCGGCGAGCTGCTGCAGCTCGACCCGCAGGGGCTCCTCCGCGATCGCGTCGATCAGCGACATCGCCTCCGCGAGCTGGTCGGCGTCGCCGGCCTTCTGGAGCCGGTCGGCGATCTCAGCGTAGGTGAACGTTGGGGCGGCGGCCTTGGCCTTGCCGGCCTTCGCCGGGCGTGCGGGCGGTGGCGCCTCTGCGGCGACCGGCTCGGGCTCCTGCAGCACCTGGGTAGGCACCACGTCGATCGGCTGGTGCTCGATCGCGGGCGCCGGCTTCGGCGGGGCGATCGTCGCGTTGATCGCGGCGATGCTCGGGGCGGTCTCGGGCATCAGGACGCGCTGCGCCTCGGCGTCGATGATTCTCCCGGCCTCGTCCTCATCGAAGATGCCGCCGAAGCCGAACGCGACGCGCGCGCACTGGATCAGCACCTTGTGCCGGTGCATCCGGTTGGGGTGCGAGTCCCAGGGCGTCGAGAAGTCGACCTTCCGCGCAACCTCGTCGAAGTACTCGCGGATCACCATCGGCTTGTCGCGGTCGGAGCGCACGATCTCGCACTCCATCCACGCGTGGCACGTCTTGCCCTTGTGCTCGATCGTCTCGGGCGACGAGGTGAACGAGACCGACCGGAGCTCGGGGCGGTCGTTGATGATCCGGATCCAGCCGTCGACCGACACGACGGGCACGACGGCGCCGCTCTTCGGGTCGAGGAACGCGAAGAGCTCCTTCGTGAACGGGTTCAGGGAGTACTGGTCCGCGATCACGAGCAGCGCCATCATCTCCTCGTTCGTGGGCTCGCGGACGTTGCCCTGGCGGTCCGGGCGCTGCCGGAAGGCGGTCGCCTTGAGCGTCGTGAGCAGTTTGTCCGGGTCGACGTTGAAGCGCCCGGCGAGCTTGACGACGAGCGAGCGCTGCGCGTTTGGCGCCGGTCGCGGCAGCGGTTGAACGGTAGCGGCCTGGACGGCCGTGGCGGGTTCGTTCGGCATGGCGGTACTCCTCCTCTCAGTGGTCGAACCGCGTCGCCCAGCGGGGGAGCTGGATCGACTCGATGGTGTCCGGGTAGCAGGGCCAGCGGCCCGTCTCGCGCGCCTGGGCGTATCGGCGCAGCGCCTCGTTCATGCGCGCCGCTCCGGCCATGATCGCGTTTCCTGGCAGCGCGTAGACCGCGACGCCGTGCGGAGCCTCGGTCTCCACGACGACGTGCGCGAAAAACTGGGGGGTCGCGTCGAGCAGGTGCTCGAAGCCGCTGAAATAGTGGGCCGCCTGCAGGTGGTAGCCGTAGCTCGCGATCGTGCGGGCGTACTCCTCGGCGCTTGCGTCCTGCGTCGTCTTTACGTCGACGAGGCCGCCGTGATTGCGGGCGTCGACGCGCCCCTTGCACGGGGCCTTGTGCCGCGCGTCGAGCCAGAAGAGCGACGTCTCGACCTCGGCCCCAGCCAGCAGGGCGCGGGCTGCCGGGTGGCGCTGCACGGCCTCGATGCACCGGCGGGCGCGGTCGTAGTCGTCGGCCGAGAGTACGAGACGGCCGGCGTTCGCCGCCAGGAATGCGTCGCGCTGCTCGCGGCCGGCGGTAGTCCGGGCGTTCACTGCCGGCGCGCACACGACGGTCGTCTCGAATGTCTCGGGCTCGAGGATGCCGGCATGCACGGCGGTCCCGAACCGCATCGCGGGCGTCGGCTGGCGCGGGTTCTCGCGGGCGTAGCGGAAGTGGGCGGGCGAGCGCAGGATTTCCTTCGCCCCGGACTGGCTCATCGCGTCGATCGCGAAGTAGGTCTCGGTCGGCATGTCGCTGAAGACGCCGGCGGCGAACGGCGGCGGCTCGGCCGCGGGCTCGTTGGCTGGCGCGATCTGGGCGGGCGGGAGCAGCAACGGCTGCTCTACGGCCGAGGCGAGCGCCTCCGTCATGAAGTCGGGGACGCTGCTCATGCGTCGAGAGCGTCGATCGTGTTACGCGCGAGCACGACCGCATCGATCACGCGGGCAATCTCCGCGTACAGCACGCTCGGGTTATCGCTCGGGGCTTTGTTCCAACCGGAGCGGAGGCGCTCGACGATCGTGCTGATCTTTTCGAGTGCGGCCCATGGGTCCGCTTCCTCCTCGGCTTGGGCGCGGATCTCGGCCCGCTCCTCTGCCACCGCCTTCGCGGCACGATCGTCGGCCTCGCGCGCTTCCTGCGCTTCCTTCTCCCGGGCGACGAGCGCTTCCGCGAGGCGATCCCCGTTCGCGCGGGTGGCCACGGCGCGCGCTTCGTCCTCGACGCGCTGCCGGGCCTGCCGTTCGGCATCCTCCTGGGCGATCTTCGCGGCCCGTTCCGCGTCCTGTCTGGCTTGTTCTTCGCGTCGCGCCTGGTCCTCACGATCGCGACGTTCCTGCTCGGCGCGCTTCTCCGCTTCGATTTGCTCACGCTCCTGCGCAATCCGGGCGACTTCGGCCTCGCGCTCCACCAGAGCAGCGGCGTGGCCACGCAGCCACGCGAGTTCGGAAGCGTGCAGCTCGGTAGCGATGGGCAGCTTCTCGGCGTACAGCTCCTCGGTGAGCGGGACCTCCGCGAGCTGCCGCACGATCACCTCGACCTCGGCGGCGGTCCGCATGCGCACCGCCTCGGAAGTCCGGCCGCGAATCCAGTCGATCCGCTTGTCGATCGCGGCGACGCGCTCGCGTTCGGCCTGCTCCGCGCGGACCCTCTCCTGCGCCTTGCGGTCCTCTTCGGCCCGGATCTGCGCGTCGATCGTGTTACGCGCGAGCACGACCGCATCGATCACGCGGGCAATCTCCGCGTACAGCACGCTCGGGTTATCGCTCGGGGCTTTGTTCCAACCGGAGCGGAGGCGCTCGACGATCGTGCTGATCTTTTCGAGTGCGGCCCATGGGTCCGCTTCCTCCTCGGCTTGGGCGCGGATCTCGGCCCGCTCCTCTGCCACCGCCTTCGCGGCACGATCGTCGGCCTCGCGCGCTTCCTGCGCTTCCTTCTCCCGGGCGACGAGCGCTTCCGCGAGGCGATCCCCGTTCGCGCGGGTGGCCACGGCGCGCGCTTCGTCCTCGACGCGCTGCCGGGCCTGCCGTTCGGCATCCTCCTGGGCGATCTTCGCGGCCCGTTCCGCGTCCTGTCTGGCTTGTTCTTCGCGTCGCGCCTGGTCCTCACGATCGCGACGTTCCTGCTCGGCGCGCTTCTCCGCTTCGATTTGCTCACGCTCCTGCGCAATCCGGGCGACTTCGGCCTCGCGCTCCACCAGAGCAGCGGCGTGGCCACGCAGCCACGCGAGTTCGGAAGCGTGCAGCTCGGTAGCGATGGGCAGCTTCTCGGCGTACAGCTCCTCGGTGAGCGGGACCTCCGCGAGCTGCCGCACGATCACCTCGACCTCGGCGGCGGTCCGCATGCGCACCGCCTCGGAAGTCCGGCCGCGAATCCAGTCGATCCGCTTGTCGATCGCGGCGACGCGCTCGCGTTCGGCCTGCTCCGCGCGGACCCTCTCCTGCGCCTTGCGGTCCTCTTCGGCCCGGATCTGCGCGTCGATCGGGTCCTCGAGGGCGACCAGCTCGGCGGTGATGCGCTTCGCCTCGCTGTCAAGCAGTCGCCCGCGGTCGAGGATCGGCGCCTTGAGCTCCTGCCGCTTCGCCTCGAGCGAGGTGCGCAGATCGCGCAGCGTCGCGCGGGCGGCGCGCGCCTCGCGCATGCCGACGGTGGTCTGCACGGCGTAGGTCGCTCCCGAATATCGGGTGCGGAGCTCGCTCAGCGCCGCGGCGGTGTTCGAGTATTCGACGATCGGCGAGGCGACGGCCTCGTGGGTGGCGGGTGCGTTCATGGCGTGGGTTCGTGGGGGTTGTCGTATCGGATGCGGGCGATGAGGGAGTCCATCGCGATTTCGCGCCGGGCGCGGCTGTGCAGCACGTCGATCCACGCGAGCGCCTTGTAGACCGCGATCCGCGTCATCGCTCGTTCTTCTTGGGCGCGAATTTCGATCCCGGCATGCACGTACGCCCGAAGCACATCGAGCTGCAGGTACGCGCGCTCGATCGGGTCGTCCGGCAGCTCGAAGTCGAGAGCTCGCACGCGACGGATGAAGGGCATAGGTGCATCACCTGGCGTTTCGCCCGAGCGCGGCATGAGCCACCTCGAGCGCGTTGATGGCGTCCTGCACCGCGATCGGGTACGGGCGGCGCACGAGCTCATTGAGTGCCGAGGCGGTGATGCGCAGCGCCGACAGCAGCTCGCGGTGCCCGTTGGCCGCTGCGCACAGGCCGGCGGCGAGTTCCTGGGCGTCCTCGCGGAACGGGTTGACCTCGGCGACGTGCTGCCCGGACGGCCAGCCGTGCGGGACGACGAGCAGCCGCGGACCGCGCTGCAGCGAGCGGTACGGCACCGGCGCGAAGCCGGGACGCACGACGCCATCGAGGGCGATGTCGAAGCTCATCCGATCCAGCCCATCGCGATCGCGGTGAGCGCGGCCACGACGACCAGGAGCACGACGCGGTCGCCGATCACTGCCAGGTCGTCCAGGTCGTAGCGGTTCATGCCGCCGCCCGCCGGCTGCCGCGCCCGTCGATCTGGCGCACCTTCTCGGCCGCTTCCTGCTTCGTCTGCTCGGCCTGGACGGCCGCTTGGGCGCGGGCGGCCTCCGCTGCGCGTGCGCGCTCGCGCTGCCGGCGCCGGAAGGCGCTCGCGTCGTCGTGGGACGCGTGGGTGTGGTAGTGCCACGTGCGGTCGAGGTAGGACATCACTCCTCCGTCGGGTGGTTGATGATCTCGGGGCGGGGTGAGCGGTAGACGACGCCCGCGCCGTTGCACCTGGTGCAGTGGCCGATGGTGGCGACGCCGGCCGGTAGCCGGGGGCGCGGGCTCGTGCACAACGGGCACGGCGTGCGCTCCATCGGATAGGCGAGGATCTCGGCCACGTTGGACGCGCGCTCGATCACAGCAGCCTCCACGTGACCAGGATCGCGGCGATGAGCGCACCCCACAGCGCGCCGAACGCGACGAGCACGATGGCGCGCTTGAGGGCCTCGCGGCGGTATCCGTTGGCGATCACTGGGGAGCCTCCTCGAGGCGGGCGATCTCGGACTGGCGCACGGGTACGCGCGCGGTCCAGTTCATCGTCTCCGGGAGGTCGGAGATCGCCTCGACGGCCAGCACGTAGATCGGGTCGCGCCAGTCGGCGGCGGATCGCGGCGCCTCCAGCCCGCAGACCGTCGCGCGGTGCCCGGCGACGTAGACGACGGCGCCCATCGGGTAGCGGTGCAGCGTCATGCCGCTTCCCCCTCGACCGACGGGTAGAAGCGCGTGCACAGCCCGTCGTCAGACCCGTCCGGCTCCTCGGTCACGACGTAGCCGCGTCCGGCGCAGTAGCCGCACCGGGTCACGCGGCAGGTGTCGCCGAACCACGCTTCGCTCTGGCCGTCGCCGCGGCAGCACGGGCAGACCTCGTGCACGAGCCCGGGCCGGTCGAGGACGACGGTGCTCACGCCGCCTCCCGCGTGGTCTCGGCCCAGCCCTCGCGCAGCGCGCGCTGCCGCGCCTCTTGGCGCACGGCGTCCTCGAACATGGTGACGCGGTGCCGCGCGATCAGGCGGCAGGCTTGAGCGCTCGACACGTACTCGCGCCGCACGTCGGCCGCGTGAGCCGCGATGCGCCCGGCCATCCGGGTCAGGATCGCGCAGGCCCCTGCGGGGTTCGCGGTGTTGCTGATCGACTGGTTCATTTGCCCCTCCTGCCGGCCGCCGGATGCGACCGATGGGTAAATGGTAGCCACACTTTCAGCGTAATGCAAGCCCCCCTACCATTTCCCGACGAACGGTACGCGCGCAGGCCGTTTCTGGCGCGCCGGGACTACAGGCGGATGCGGGTGAGTACGGCGGGGCCGGAGGGGGAGCGGATGGAGCACTCGACGGCCCCAACCGCGGCGGCCCGGAAGCTGTTCGACAGCCGCACCAGGTAGACGAGCTTCGTCCTCCCGTGCTCGACATTCGCGGGCGGGATGCGGTGGTCCTCTGGCTCGAGGTGGCCCATCTTCGTGCGGATTGCCTCCCTGCAGAGCGCATCCATACTGCTCAGCTCGATCTCGCGCGCCCGTGCTTTCTCCTGGGCCTGCTGTTGATCGGCGGCGACCTGCTCGCGTGCGCGCGCCTCCGCGACGATCTGGTCGATCGGCTTCTCGCGCAGCGCCCGGGAGTGCTCAAGGCGTGCGCGGTGCGCACGGTCCTCGCGCTCTGCCTCTTGCTGCTGTTGCCGCCGCTCGGACGCGCCCTTTTGCCACACGGCGATGGTCGTGGCCGTTCCGACGACTATCGCGCCGGCAATGACGGCGACCGCGATCGCGCGCACTGGCTACGGCTACTGGGTGCCGCCGCCCTCGCGGCCGCGCTTGGCCGATTTGGGCTGACCGTATCGCTCGCGCATCTGGCGCAGCTTCTCCTCGGCCGACCACAGCCGCAGGCGCTGGTCGTCGTCGAGCACCGGCTCTGCCCCGAATGCCTTCGGCAGGCGCGCCGCCAGGCGCTCGGCATCTTCGATGTCCCGCATCATCCGCTCGATCAGCGGCTTGCGCAGTACGTCCGGCAGCTTCTTGACCCGTGCGTCGATCCCGTTCCCCATGTTCCACACCAGCCAGTCGAGTGAGGCCGAGTAGATCTCGGCGCAGTAGATCAGGTTGAGGAGGTCGGGCAGCGTCTTCCCGCGTTCCCACTGGCCGACGGCGCTATGACTCGAAAGGTCGAGTTGCTCGCCGACCTTTTCCTGCGTGAGCCGCGCCCGCTTGCGGGCCTCACGCAACCTGCGCCCGAGCGCCTGCTGGAGGGTATCCGTCATCCGCACATTCTCGCGGCGCCGTTTGTCGGATAGTGGAAGCGGGCCTTGCATTACATTGGGAGTCCGGCTACCATTGCCCGCATGGACCTCGAAACCTACCTCTCCCGCCGTGGCGCAGCCACGGAAATGGGTCGAGCGCTCGGCATCACGCATTCGGCAGTCCTCCAGTGGATCAAGAACGGCGTCCCAGCAGAGCGGGTGCTCGCCATCGAGGTCGCTTCCGGGGGGAAGCTCAGTCGCCACGTGCTTCGCCCAGACCTGTTCGGGCCATCCCCTGATCTCGTCGCGCCAGCCAATGTCGACTGACGACAAGAAGACCGGCTGCATCAAGGTGTGGGTCTCCGAGCCGCTCGAGCTCGAGCTGCGGCGTCTCGCCGACCGCGATGACCGGAAGCTCTCCGACTACATCGGCACCGTCCTGCGCCGGCACGTCTGGGGCCATGTTCCGCGCCTGAGCGACGAGATGGAAGGGCCGAATAGGGCCGAATAGGCCCGCATCGTCCACCCCGGCATGAGCGACACCGTCTACGCCGCTGACGCCACGGGCGCTGCCATCCGCGAGGACGCGGGCCTGCGTGCAAGACCGGGGCCGGAAACGCCCGCGGCGTCGGCGGCACCTGCTCGCACGAGCGGGCAGCTCTTCCGGCTCACGATTCACAGCGCCCCAGTCCCGAAGGCGCGTCCTCGTGCGGCCGTCGTGAACGGCCAGGCGCGCATCTACACGCCCGCGACGACGCGCCGGTACGAGGACCTGGTCCGCAAGACCGCGTTGCGCGACTGGCGCGGCTCGCCGCTGCAGGCGGTGGCCGTGTCGCTGCTCGCGGTCTTCTACATGCCGGTGCCGACGTCTTGGCCCGCCTGGCGCGTCGCCGCTGCGCGCGCCGGCGACGTGGTCCCCGTCGGCCGCCCCGACCTCGACAACCTGGTCAAGGCGTGCGTCGACGGCATGACCGGCGTCGTCTTCGCCGACGATTCGCTGATCGTCGAGGAACGCACCGCGAAGCGCTACGACGAGAACCCGCGCGTGGATCTCGTCCTGACCTGGCGCGACATACCTACGACGCGCGCCCAGTGGGAGGCCCTCTCGTGAGCGAGATTGACCTGGAGATTACTGAAGTCGAGGCGGCGCTGCGGCATCTGAAAAAGATCCGTGGTAGTCAGCGAAAGAGCGCAGCGAGCAAGGCGGCGTTGGCCGACCCGGCGGTGCGCGCCAAGATGAGCGCAGCGCGCAAGGCGGCGTGGGCCGACCCGGCGGTGCGCGCCAAGATGAGCGCAGCGCGCAAGGCGGCGTGGGCCGACCCGGCGGTGCGCGCCAAGATGAGCGCAGCGCGCAAGGCGGCGTGGGCCGAAAAGTATGAGGCGGACATGCGCCCACGTCAGTCGCGCGAAACGCGATCAGCGGAAAAACTGCGCGACGTCCCAACCGACGCACTGGAAGTTGCGTTGTTCGGCGGCCGGCGATGAACGTGGACGCGATCGACACGTTCCTGCGCGGCGGCGCGGACCCCGGGACGCCGCTGCGCCGCCTGGCACCGCTGCCCGGTGGTGCGCACGAGTACGACGAGTTGATCGACTCGCTCTACGTGTTCCTGCAGGCGCTGATCCGCACGCGGAACGTCGAGGCCGGCGTGGTGGTGAGGAAGTCGGCCGCGGCGCCGGCGGCGAAGGCCGGACGGCCGCCCACAAGGGACGGCCGGCATGGTCCGCGATCGGAGGAAACGCGAGCGAAGATGCGCGCGGCCGCAATCGCCAGGGAGCAGAAGAAGCGCCACGAGTTGGGGGCCGCGCGATGACCGAGCAGCTCGCGCTCTGCTTCGTGCCGCGCCGTCGCGCGCGGCGCAGCGACCCGCACACCTCACGCGAGGCCGCGAGCGGCGCCGGGGATGTTGTCGGTGAGCACTATCGGCGGATTCTTGACGTGCTCGACCGCGGACTCACCATCTACGAGATTGCCGAGCGCGCAGGCCTCACGCACGTCCAGGTGGCGCGCCGGATGCCCGACCTCGAGGATGCCGCCATCGCGCGGCGCCGTGTGATCGGGGCCGACGACGACGGCACGCTTCGCTACGCGACCAGGCCGAGCCCGAGCGGGCGGCAGTGCGCCCTGTGGGAGAGGATCGGATGAGCCTTCATGATCTTCCTCTGCGCCCCACGCGGCATTTCTGGACCGTGCGCGACATCGCGATTCTCCGCGAGCGATACGCAGACGGTGGTGCGGTCGCGATCGCGCGCGAGATCGGCCGGCCCGTTGGATCGGTCTACCAGAAGGCGCGCTCGCTCGGCCTCAAGACGCCGGCCGGCGCCTCACCGTACAAGTCGTGGCCGAACACCGAGCGCATCGACGAGGCGATCCGCCTGGCCCACCAAAGGCCGATCGAAAAGGGTGGCATCGCGATGCTCGCCGCCGAGCTGGACCGCCCGCGTTGGTGGGTTTCCCGACGAGCACGCGAGCTTGGGCTCAAGACGCCGCGATTCAAAGAGCCGCCATGGTCCGAGGAGGAGATCGAGCTGCTCCATGAGACGGCGCATATGGCGCTCGGTGCCGCGCGCCGTCGATTCGTATCTGCCGGGTTCGCCCGGTCGGACACCGCGATCATGGTCCAGCGCAAGCGCCACGAGGCGCGCCCGGGCGACAACGGCATGCGCACCGCCCTGCAGGTCGCGCGCCTGCTCGGCGTCGACAACAAGACAGTGACGCGCTGGATCGGGATCGGCGAGTTGAACGCCAAGAAGCGCGGATCGGATCGCACCACCGACCAGGGCGGCGATCACTGGTGGATCGCTGACCGCAGCCTGCGGGCGTTCATCGCCGCCAACCCGCTGCGGGTCGAGCTCAGGAAGATCCCCGACAGCTCTCGCACGTGGTTCATCGAGCTGCTCACCGGACGTGCGGCATGAGACTCAAGCCTCACCGCGGCCGGTCGAAGCGTCCGCATCGTCTCGACGACGAGATCGCGAAGATGGAGCTCGAGCTCTACCGGTTGCGCGGCATCCGTCGCGCCGAGCTGTCCGCCGAGGCCCGCCGCGATCCGATCGGGCGCGCCAGGGCCTCCGCAGGGAGCAAGGCGGCATGGAAGGACAAGAAGATCCGCGCGGCGCGCTGCGAGGCTCTCAGCGCCTCATGGACGCCGGAGCGGCGCAAGGCACAGGCAGAGCGCATGCGCGCGATGCGCGCCGACCCGCAGAAGGCGCAGGCGATGTACTCCGCGCAGATCCGCACCCAGCGCAGCGCCTCGTACCGCAAGAAGGCGGCGGCGAAGAGCCGCGAGGTCTGGCAGCGCATGCAGGCGCCGAAGCCGACGCCGGGGATTGACGTGGTGGAGCAGGCGATCTTCGGGGGTGGTGAGTGAGGCACTACGCTTTCAACGTCGGCGATTACGCCGCAGCGACCATCCACCTGTCCGACGCGGAGGACCTGGCCTATCGCCGGCTGCTCGATGCCTACTACGCGCGCGAGGCGCCGCTCCCCGCTGATATTCCGGCGTGCTGCAGGCTGGTGCGTGCCACGACGCCGGCTACAAGGCGAGCGGTCGAGTCGGTGCTGCGGGAGTTCTTCCAGCTCCATGCAGACGGGTGGCACCAGGGCCGTTGTGATGCCGAGATCGAGCGCCAGCGCATCAAGTCGGACGGCGCCAGATCTGCGGTCAATCTGAGGCATAGCAGGGCCAGAGAGGCGATCCGCGCGAGGCACCAACAGCAGGACGACGAGCATACGGACGTAATACGAACGTATGCAGAAAACGCTACGGACGCAGTACGAACGCATAGCAGCGCAGCGAGCCCGCGTGTACCACCCACGACCCACGACCCACGACCCACGACCCAAAAAGAAGAGGGGGCTATCGCCCCCTTGTCCGGCAAAGTTCCGCCGGACGTCCCAGACCGACCCCGCCGGCAGAAGGCCAACGGCCATCCCCGGAAGACGGAGGGCCAGAACCTCGCCCAGGACGCCCGGGAACTCATCGCCTTCCTGAACGCGAAGGCGGGAAAGCGGTTCCCGGACACCGACTCGAACGTCGGGATCATCGTCGCCCGATTCCGTGAGGGGTTCACGCCGACGCAGATCCGGCAGGTCATAGCGATGAAGGTCCGGCAGTGGCGCGCCGACGAGAAGATGGCCGCGTACCTGCGCCCCGAGACACTCTTCGGTCGACAGAAATTCTCGAACTACGTCGGCGAGCTGGTCGAGGTCATCGACAGCGATCCGCCGCCCAATCTTCCCGCGGACCTCGCCCACGAACCGCAATCGGAGGCCGCAACGTGACCCCGTCGATCTGCCCCGACTGTGGCGACGACCTCAAGCCGCGCGCCCGGAAATGCTCATGCGGCTGGGTCGTGCCGACCGCCGCCGCGAGGGCCGGCAGTCACCAGGCTCCACCCTCAGTCGACGTCGAATACGGCTGGTGCTCCTGGCGCTCAGGCGGCGAGCGATGCCGGCATCCGGGCACGGTGGCGCACAGCACGCTCGGCGGCGGGCCCTGGTACTGCGCCGCTCACCTGGCCTGCCGCGACCCGATCGTCGGTGGCCAGATCGTCGACGAGTCGATCGCGGAGCGCGGGAGCCGGCCCGACTACTCGAGCGTGGCGCGCGCCGCCGCGATCGTCGCGAAGTGGCACCACGACCTCGTCGCGAGCGGGGCCTACGGCAAGCGGATCACGCCGAGCGAGCTGCGTGGAGCGCTGGACCGCACGACCACTGCGCTGACCAACCTCGACGAGCGTGCCGCGTGACCATGAGAGCGCGCCGCGGCTACTGGGTCCCAGGCGTCTACCGGGAGGCGCGGAAGGCCGACGACGCAGCCGACATCGCCCGCGAAGTCCTGAGCGCGATCATGTACCGCGGCCGCGTCGCGCTGCTGATCTTCGCGAACCGGCAGTACACGATCTCGACCGCCAGCACGCATGCGTGCGCCGGAATGATCGAGCGAGCGCCGGAGGCCCTGGTCGGCGTCTACAACGACGGAGCGAACTTCGACGACGTGCTCGAGGACATCATCGAGCGCCAGCAGGTGATCGAGGACGAGGCCACCGAATGAGCGGCGACGCGCAAACCGTGATCGTTAGGGACGGCGCCGACGTGGCGCACGTGAACCAGATCCTCGTCGACGCACTGCCCAGGTCGGGGTCGTGGGGGATCGAGGTCCGCATATCCCGCATCGAGGCCCCGCACACGAGCGCGCAACGGGCACTGCTCTTCGCGCTGTGTGGCGACATCGCCCGCCAGCTCCCGTTTCCGGCCGGCGGACGGGCGAAGGCCGAGGACTGGAAGTCGTTCTTGGTCGGCCTGCACCGTGGCGAGATGATGGTACGCGAGGGTGACGTCGTCGTGATCGTCGGCGGCAGCACGTCGGGGGCGACCCGATCCGAGATGTCGGACGTGATCGGCTTCGTCGAGGCCTGGGGCGCGACGCGCGGGGTCAAGTTCTCGGCGCCGAAGGGGTGGACATGAAGACGACGCTGCTCGCGGTGCGGCTCCCGCCGACGATGCTGGCCGACCTGCACGCATGCCCCGGCATCCGCGACCGCTTCAACATCCTGGCGATCGGGCAGCACGACGAGGCCGAGATCCGGTTCGCCGCCGACGGGAAGGCGATCAACTACCTGCGCGACTGGCCGCACGAAGGCGCGCGGGAGGCCACGCACGCGCTCTATCGCGCGATCAGGGACAGCTGCTGCGTCACCCACGCAATCATCGCGCAGCCGCTGCACTGGTACTCGAACGAGGCCCGCGACGGACTCCTGGAGGGAGACGCCTTCTTCCCTCGCATCTTCTGGCTCGAGAGCTACTTCGAGCGCGCGTTTCTCGACGAGGTCGGCTGCCCCTACATGGCAGACAACGAGGTGATCCGGTACGCGAGCAAGTGCATATCACGCGGGGTCCGCCATCGCCAGCGCTCGAAGTTCGACCAACCGGAGGCGCTGAGTCCAGCGGAGCTGCACGAGCTGCTCGGCCCATCCGAGTACGCCGTCGTGATCTACGGCCAAGTCCCCGGCGACATGGCGCTCGCCGACACGTCGGGTGGCATGCCCTACGAGGAGTGGATCGACGCGATCGTCCGGCTCAACCCCGAGACGAGATTCCTGTTCAAGCACCATCCTCGCGCGCGCACCGAGCTCGGCACGTACCCGAACCTGGTCGAGATCGGCGATTACGACACCCTCTCGCTCCTCGAGGCGTACCCCTACGCCGCCGCGTATTCGTCGACCGTGATCATCGAGGCGGTCATGCGCGGCGCGAAGGTCGCCACCGGCGGGCATCACGCACTCGCCGGGCTCCTGCCCAGGATCACCCGGCCGGAGGACGCCGCGAACCTCATACCCCAACTCGACTGCTGGGGTGAGCGTCCACCGGACATGGCGCGAATCGCCGATCGCCTCTCGTTCCTCGAGCACCGGTACTCGATGCGCCTGTCCGACCCCGACGCGCTCGTGCGCCTCACCGTCGACCCGTCTCGCGTGCTCGACTTCTACCGCTCCCGCGCATGACCAGGCGCACCGATCGCGCGGACCCATCCCAGGCCTCCGTCAACCTCGGAGACGGCATCGCGCGGCACGGCATGGTGTCCGGCCGTCCGATCGAGCGCATTCGCGCCGGATGGTTCCTGCCGATCGGCGACTGCGACCGGGCGCACTGGTTGGATCCGATCACCATCAACCGCGTGCCGGCCATGCGACGGCTGTGCGACGGGATCGCGATCGTCCCCGGCGATCTGCTCGAGCCGGGCACCTGGCCAAGCTGCCGGCGCTGCCGAACCATCATCCGCGGAGCGAGCTCATGACCCAGACCATGACCGACGATCGCCTCGACTGGCACTTCGCCAACTGGGCGTCATGGCAGCGAGCCGAGTACACGCTCGCCCATGGCTACCCCAGCCAGGCCTCGAGCGGCATGGGACGGAGCCACGGCCAGCGGTTCGACGAGTTGGTGGCCGTCGCCGACAAGCGATGCGCGAAGGCCGTCGAGGCCCTCCTGGACGGCTGCACAGCGCTCGAACGCAACGCCGTGCACCACCTCCACCTCTACGCCGTCTTCCGCTTCCCCAGGCTCGGCCAGTGCGTCGAGGAGGCCTATTCGAGGGCCCGGGAGCACGTCCGCAACGGGCTGCTCGCCCGCGGGATTCTGTAGCCCCAGATGACGAGGCCCTTGACACCGTGATTCACGACTCTGTACAGTCCGCGACGTTGCCACAAGTGCGACCAGAGAACGCCCCGGAGCAGATCGCCCGGGGCGTTTTGCATTCCGGAGGCCGAAGTGCGGATGTCCATCACCACCAACGCCGACCAGGTCAACCGCGAGCTCGACTCCTTCGTGGGGGCTGTGCTCGAGAGGGTCGTGCCGCGATCGATCAACGAGCTCATGAGGCAGGCCAAGACGGCAGGCACCCGCGAGGCGGCCAGGCTATACGGCATGCGCGTGGGAGATATAGCTGTGAGCTGGCACGAGGACGCCGCAGTACGGGGCGAGCTCGAGGCCAGCATCAACGCCAAGGGGGCAGGCTTCCCCCTGTCCCTGTTCGATCCCGTACCAGGGCCCAAGGGCGTGAGCGTGAGGATTAAGGGGCGCAGGGTCACCATTCCCCACGCGTTCATGGTCAAGCGCTTCAACAAGCGCGTGTTCGCGCGTGGTGCGTACGGATCGCTGAGAGGTGGCAAGGCAACAGGCGAGACCTTCGGCCGCTTCGTGTTCAGCAAGACGCGCCACCCGATCAACCAGCTCTACACGTTCGGGCCACCAGAGACGCTGGCCAACGAGACCGTGAGCTCGATCATGCAGGCCAGGATCGAGGAGAGAATGGCCAGCGTAATCGAGCGCGAGATGAGGGCGATCGGGCGCGGATTCTAATGCGGATTCAAGTCCTTGGGTCCTCCGCGGGCTCGTCGGCCCGGGCGGGCGCGAGCACCCCGGGTTTTACCTCGGTCCGGGCGGGTGAAGCCGGTTAAGCCCCCGCGGGTGGCGACTGGCACTGGTGAGCTCCTGACGAAAGCGGAGTACGCCAGGCACCGCGGCGTCTCGGGGCCGATGGTGACGAAGTGGAAGAATGCCGGCCGGTTGGTGATGGTCGGCGACCGCGTCGACGTCTCGCGGACGGACGCGCTGCTCAACCAGGTGCAGGACCGCGGAAGCGGCGGCAGGGGCGGCGGCCCCGGCATGGGATACGTGCGTCAGGGAAATGGTGGGGCCCGGGCGGCGGGTGGCGCGTCGCCCGGGCGTGAACCTGAGCCGACGCCGGCGATCGTCACGGCGACGGTCGAGGACAAGCGGGCGTCGGCGGAGCTGAAGCGGGCGAAGCTCGACCGGGAGCTCGGTCGGCTGGTCGACCGCGGCGAGCACGACGCCGGGACGGAGGCGGCCTTCGCGCTGGTGCGCGACGGACTCGCGAATCTGCACGCGCGGATCGGTGCGGACCTGGCGACGGCGCTCGGGATCGACCCGCGGAAGGTGCTGCCGATCGTCGAGCGAGAGGCGCGGCGGATCGCGAGCGAGCTATCCGAGGCAATCGACGGGATGGCCGACCAGGTCGGATCGACGAGGCAGTGAGCGAGCTCACGCTGCAGGAGCGATCGCGGATCTCGGCGCTGCGGGCGGCGTCGCGCGGGCTGCGCATCCCGGAGCGCCTGACGCCGTCGGCGTGGGCGGCGAAGCACCGGCGGCTGTCCAGCCGCGCGAGCGCGATACCGGGGCCGTGGAATCCGGACCGGATCCCGTTCCTGAACGCGATCATGGACGCGCTCGACCCGCAGCACCCGGCGCGGCAGGTGACGTTCGCGAAGTCGTCCCAGGTGGGCGGGAGCGAGGCGGGCTTGAACTGGCTGGGCTGGGTCGTCGACCAGGCGCCAGGGCCCATGCTGGTGCTGATGCCCACCGAGAAGCTGGGGCTGCGCTGGGTACGCGGGCGGCTGCGGCCGATGATCCTGGAATCGCGGGTGCTGGCCGGGAAGATCCGGCTGGGCCGGCAGTCGAAGTCGGGGGGCGGCACGCTGAACGAGCTGCACTTTTCGGGCGGCGTGATCTACCTGGGAAGCGCGAACGTGCCGTCCGACCTGTCGAGCGTCCCGGCGCAGTACCTGCTGCTCGACGAGGTCGACCGGATGCCGCGGCTGATCGACGGCGAGGGCAATCCGATCGAGCTCGCGAAGCGGCGGATCGCGACGTACCAGGGACGCTCGAAGATCTTCGAGATCTCGACCCCGACGGACGACGGGTCGCCGATCGACGCGGACTACCAGGCCTCTTCGCGGGGGCGGTACTGGGTGCCGTGCCCGGAGTGTGGCGAGCACCAGGTGCTGCGCTGGGGCCAGCTCACCTGGCCGCAGGGGCGGCCGCGCGAGGCGCGCTACGCGTGCGAGCACTGCGGGGCGCTGATCGACGAGGCGCACAAGGGCGCGATGCTGGCGGCGGGGCAGTGGCGCCACGAGCGGCCCGAGCTCGTCGACGAGCACATCGGGTTCCACGTGAACTGCCTGTACACGCCGCCGGGACTTGGCGACTCGTGGGGGCAGAACGCAGTCGAGTGGGAGTGGGCGCTGCAGGACCCGGCGAAGAAGCAGGTCTTCGTCAATACGCGGCTGGGTGAGGTGCACCGCGAGGGGAAGGTGCGGCTCGACTGGGAGGTGCTGCGGGGGCGCGCGGAGCCGTACCCGCTGCGCACGATCCCGCCCGGCGTGCTGGCGCTCACCTGCGGGATCGACCTACAGGTGGACCGGGCGGAGGCGCAGATCCTCGGCTGGTCGCGCGGCGAGCGAGCGACGGTGATCGACTACCACGTGATCCCGGGCGATCCAGCCGGCGAGGACTTGTACCGGGCGATCGACGAGTACCTGGCGCTGCGGATCCGGAACTCGTTCGGCGTCGAGATGGGGATCGCCTGCGCGCTGGTGGACGCGGGCAACTGGCAGCACCAGGTGCTGAGCTTCACGCGCACGCTGCGGGCGCGGAACATCTACGCGAGCCGCGGGTCGCCGGTGCTCACGAAGCCGGCGATCGGCAAGCCGGCGTATCCGGACGTGCGGGTGCGGGGCGCCCTGGACAAGCGTGGCGCGCGGCTCTACTGGCTGGGCGTGAGCGAGCTCAAGAAGCTCATTTTTGCCCGGCTCAAGGCGGACGGCACGGAGGCGGACGAGGCGGCGGCCACGCCGGCGGGGCGCTACGTGCGCTTCAGCGACGAGCTGCCCGACGAGTACTACCGGCAGGTCGTCGCCGAGGTGTTCGACACGACGCTCAAGAAGTGGCTGCCGACGCGCGAGCGCAACGAGGCGCTCGACACGATGGTCTACGCATTCGCGGCGGCGATGCACCACGCGGTGGGGATCCATCGCTGGCGCGACGCCGACTGGGATCGCATGGAGCAGCTCTACGAACCGAAGGGCGGCGCGAAGCCGGTGGCCGATGTGACGGCGCCGGCGGCGCCGCATGGCGTCTCGCTGGACGCCGTGCGGGCGATGGTGCCGAGAGTGAAACCAACCTGACGAGGAGCTGATGAGCCGACCGACCGCGACCGAGTGCACGACGTACCGGACGTGGTACGACGAGGCCGACCAGGCGCTCCACGCGCTGCTCACCGGGTCGAAGTCGGAGTCGGTCAGGATGGGCGAGAAGCAGGTGATGTACACGCGCGCGAGCGTGGGCGAGCTGCAGCGCTACGTCGCTTACCTGAAGACGAAGGTCGACGCGTGCGACGGGAAGAGCGTCAAGTCGCGCATGATCGGCGTCATTCCGACGAACTGACCAGGGGACGACATGAGGCAATCTCGCCGTCCTCGCATGGACGCCGCGGGCGGGCAGCCGCGCGCGCTCGCCACGGCGCACAAAGGTGCGTCGTACACCGAGCGCGACGTGCTCGCGTGGGCGCCGAGCCGGCTGTCGGTGGATGCGGAGATCCTGCCGGAGCTGGGGGCACTGGTCTCGCGCTCGCGCGACATCGACCGGAACAACGGGATCGCCGAGAGCGGCTTCCAAACGATCATCGACAACGTCCTGGGCTCGGGGCTGCGCGTGTCGCCACGGCCGGACTACGTCGCGCTCGGCAAGACGAAGAGTTGGGCGGACGGCTGGGCGCGCGAGACGCGCGCGCTGTGGGAGAGCTACTACTGGACGACGGCCTGCCACGCCGGGGACACGCTGACCGGCGACGGCATCACCACGCAGATCGCGCGCGCGGCGATGCTCAACGGAGACGCGCTCGCGCTGCCGCTGTGGCTGCCCGAGCGGCGTGACGGCTGGTCGACGAAGATCCAGACGATCGAGGCGGACCGGCTGTCGAACCCGTACGGCCAGGCCGAGCGGCAGGGATTCCGCGGCGGGATCGAGTTCGACGCCTACGGCGCGCCGATCGCCTACCACATCCGCACGACGCACCCGGGCGACACGGTGCTCGTGTCGGACGAGGCCGGCTTCGCTCGCTGGGAGCGCATCCCGCGGCGCGCAGCGCACGGACGGATGAAGGTGCTGCACGTGTTCGACAGCAAGCGCTCAGGGCAGTCGCGCGGCAAGCCGCTGCTGACCTCGGTGCTGCCGACGTTCAAGAACCTGGACCGCTACCAGCAGGCCGAGCTGCAGGCGGCGGTGGTCAACGCCATGGTCGCGGCGGTCATCACAACCCCACTCGGGGCCGAGGACATCGTCGAGCTCTACGGCCAGGACCGCACCGCGATGCTCAAGGCGCGCGAGGAGCATGCGGTGCGGCTGCAAAGCGGGATGCTCGCGACGCTGTTCCCGGGCGACAAGCTCGAGCCGTTCATCCCGTCGAGGCCCGCGACCGCGTTCGACTCATTCATGACGCACCTCGAGCGCTATATCGGGCTCGGGTACGACCTGCCGTACGAGCTGCTGATGAAGGATTTCAGCCGCCTCAACTACGTGACGGCGCGGGCGATGCTGGCCGAGGCGTGGCGCTCGTTCATGCGCCGACGCGATTGGCTCACGACCGCGTGGATCGAGCCGTTCTACCGGCTGTGGCTCGAGGAAGCGGTCAGCGCGGGGAAGGTAGACGCGCCGGACTACTACGCGACGGCCACCGCCTGGCAGCGCATCCGCGTGATCGGGCCGGGGCGCGGGACGCTCGACCCAGTCAAGGAGGCGACGGCCGCGCAGGCGCGGATCGACGCGGGGCTCTCGACGCGCGAGGACGAGTGCGCGGAACTCGGGCGCGACTGGGTCGAGGTCGCCGAGCAGCTCGCGACCGAGGAAGCGCGCTACCGCGAACTGGGGCTCACGGCGCGCGCGCCTGATCCCGCTGCGGCCGGCGACCAGGAGCCGCCGATGCCGGAGCGCGACGACGACGCGAGACGCGTGAAGGACGACGACGAGTCGGACGACGAGGACGGAGAAGCCGTCTCGCCGGACGACAACAGTGTGGGTGGGCGATGACTCTCGGCTACTCCTCCTGCCGTGAGTTGTCCTTGGGCGGCCTTCGGGCCGCCCTTTTTCCTTCCGGGAGACGTTGACCATGCAGCATCCTCGCCTGGCCGAGCGGCTCTATGGCACTCCGCTACTGCTGATGCCGGACAAGGCGTTCGTGATCGAGCGCGTGTTCGCGTCCTACGAGGAGGGCAAGCAGGGCGATCTCCCGCGTCACGAGGTCGAGCGCGAGCACGCGGCGCTGCTGATCCCGGCGCGGCGCACGGAGAATGGCTACTCGGTGACCGACCGCGGCGTGGCTATCGTCTCGGTGATGGGCTCGCTCGTGCAGCGCGCCGGCGGCCTCGACGCGCTCTCCGGGCTCACCGGCTACAACATGGTGACGCAGCGGATCGACGCGGCTCTGCGCGATCCGATGGTCCGCGGGATCGTCCTCGACATCGATTCGCCTGGCGGCGAGGTCGCGGGCGCGTTCCAGCTCGCTGACTACATCGCCCAGGCGACCAAGCCGGTGTGGGCGGTCGCCAACGAGCTCGCGGCGTCGGCGGCGTACCTGATCGCGTCGGCGGCCGAGCGCCTGTACATGCCCTCGAGCGCGCAGGTCGGCTCGGTCGGCGTGGTCATGCTGCACCAGGACCGGTCCGAGAGCATCGCGAAGTCGGGTGTGCGCTACACGCCGATCTACGCGGGCGCGAAGAAGATCGACGGGACGAGCCTCATGCCGCTGTCCGAGGGCGCGCGGCTGGACCTGCAGGGGCGCGTGGACGAGGTCTACGCGCTCTTCGTCGACGCGGTTGTCGGGCACCGCGGGCTCAAGGCCGCGGCGGTGCGCGCCACCGAGGGCGGGATGCTCTCGACGGAGCGCGCGATCGCCGACGGATTCGCCGACGAGATGGGAACGCTCACCGACGCGATCTCGGCGATGCAGGCCGAGGTTGCGCAGCACGGATACCGGTTTCAGCCGCGCGCGTCGCGCGCATTCGAAGAGGAGCTCACGATGAGCCAGCAAGCGAAGGAAACGCCCGCGGCGCCGGCGACGACGACCGCCACCGTGGACCAGCTCGCCGCCGAACGCGCGGCCGGCTACGCGCAGGCCGAGAAGGACCTGGCGCCGAAGGTGCGCGCCGACGGCGTCGCCGCGGAGCGCGAGCGCGTGAAGGTGATCACGACGTGCGAGGCCGCGAAGGATCGCCCGGCGCTCGCGGCGCACATCGCGTTCGAGACCGACATGACGGCCGAGGCCGCCCAGGCGATGCTCGCGAAGGCTGCGCCGGAGGGCCAGGCGAAGCCGGCGAACATGCTCGACGCGGCGATGCGCGGCACGAACCCGAAGGTGGGCGCGGACGGAGAGCCGGTGGCCGCGCCGGCCAAGTCGCGGATCAGCGCGGCGACGATCTACGACATCCGCTCGAAGGCGCACGGCGCGTAAGCGGCGCGTCACGTCGGCGCGCGGTCCCGCACGCCAAACCCTGAAACTCCCCTGGGAGACGAACCATGACCAGCATCACCGAAACGGGCCACGCGGGCGGATTCATCCTGTCCGAGGCCAACGGCAACCGCAGCCGCGAGGAGGCGACGATCGTCTCCGGCCAGAACCTCGGCGCGGGCGCAGTGCTCGGCAAGATCTCCGAGAGCGGCAAGTACACCGCGTACGACGACGGCGCCGGCACCGGCGAGCAGACCGCGGTCGCGGTGCTCTACGCCGACTGCGACGCGTCGGGCGGCGACACGCAGGCCACGATCGTCGCGCGCGATGCCGAGGTCAACGGCGAGGAGATCGTCTTCGCCTCCGGTGTCGACGAGGCGGGCGCGGTCGTGGACCTCGCCGGCGTGGGCATCATCGTCCGCAGCTGACCGGCCGCGGCGCTCTCACACATTCCCCAGACAGGAGATCACCATGCCGGTGCTCGACGTTTTCACCTCGGACGCGTTCAGCGTCACCTCCCTGACGGACGCGATCAACAAGCGCCCGTTCATCCCGGGCCGCGCCGGTCAGGTCGCTGGCTGGCAGGAGAGCGGCGTCACGACGACCTCGATCATGATCGAGGAAGTCGACGGCACGCTCGCGCTCGTCAACCCGAGCCCGCGCGGCTCGCCGGGCGCGGTCGTCGCGAAGGACAAGCGCACCGTGCGCAACCTGATCGTGCCGCACTACCAGATCGACGACGGCATCAACGCCGACGAGGTGCAGGGCATCCGCGCCTTCGGCGAAGAGTCGGCGGTGGAGGCGGTGCAGGCGCTCGTGAGCCAGCGCATGGGCGACCACGTGCAGCTCAAGCTCGACCCGACGCTCGAATACCAGCGGATCGGGGCGATCAAGGGCACGATCCTCAACGGTGACGGCTCGACGCTCTACAACCTGTTCACGGAGTTCGGCGTGTCGCAGGAGTCGGAAGTCGACTTCGACCTCGACAACGCGACGCCGGCGTCGGGCGCGCTGCGCAAGAAGTGCACGAGCGTCGTGCGGCTGATCGCCAACAACCTGGGCGGCGCGCCGTACTCGGGCGTCTACGCCCTGTGCGGCGATGCGTTCTGGGACGACCTGACCGCGCACGCGGAATTCCGCGCGTCGTACCTCGCCCAGGTCGAGGCGTCGCAGCTGCGCAACGGGCTCGCGTACGAGTCCGTGAACTTCGGCGGGATCACGTTCGAGAACTACCGCGGCGCGGTGGGCGGGTCGGCGTTCGTCAACACCGACAAGGCGCACTTCTTCCCGGTCGGCGTCTCGGGCCTGTTCCGCACGGTGTACTCACCGGGCGACTGGACGGAGACGGTCAACACGCTGGGCCGGCCGCGGTACGCGCGCCAGTACCCGATGCACAACGGCAAGGGCGTGCATCTCGAGGTGCAGATGAACGGCCTGTCGTACTGCACGCGGCCGAAGGTGCTGGTGCAGGGCAAGCGGACCTGATCAGGCGGGATCAGGTGATGCGGCGGACGCCGGGGCTCGTGGGGGGCCCCGGCGTTTCGTTTCACGTGAATCGTTGACGGAGGGGATTGCGATGCCGGCTGGACGCTACGACATCGTCGTCGAGCTGGGGGCGACCTTCCGCCGCACGTTCCAGTACCTGGACGCGGACGAGAACGCGATCGACCTGACCGGATGGAGTGCGCGGATGAAGGTGCGCGCGCCGGACTGGCAGGGCGATGTCGTTCCCGGCTTCGATCTTTCGAGCGACGCGAGCCCTGGCGGGATCACGATCGACGCCGAGGCCGGCGAGATCACGGTCGAGGTGGACGCCGACGACACGTCGGCGGTCGAGGACGACGTCTGCCGCGGCGTGTACGACATCGAGCTGGACGACGGGGCGGGCTTCGTCGTGCGGCTGATCGAGGGTCGTGTGCAGTTCGTGCCGCAGGTGACGTACTGATGGCGACGCAGGACACCCGGCCGATCATCAAGGTGATCGAGGAGGAGACGGTCGTCGTCCGCGTGAAGGGTGACCGCGGGCCGCAGGGGGATGCCGGCGACACCGGGGCGACCGGGGCGACTGGAGCTACCGGAGCGACGGGCCCGCAGGGCGACGCCGGGCCCGCGGGCGCGACCGGCGCCCAGGGGCCGGCGGGTTCTACCGGTGCGACGGGCGCCACGGGCCCGGAAGGGCCGGCTGGTGCGACCGGTGCAAC